AAGTAAGCTGAATACTAGTATAAATACGTGCAGTGTTACCTTCCATGATTACATCGCCTTTAGAATAGCTTCCTCTTCTGCTATCAGTTTGATAAGTCATAACAACGGGTGCGATTGGTACGCTAACTCTGTCTACATAAACAGGCTCTTTATCAATCTCTTTGTTGTTGAATGCATCAATAATAGCATCTTCAAACTCTTGGTTTATTGCACCATCATTATCCCTTTGAGGATAGAAGTTCATTGAATACTCTGATGAACGTCCTTTAGCTGCTCTTTCCAATAATGACATCTTTTCAGGGATAAACAATAATCTCAAGTAACTGTGTCCCTTGTCTTGTTCAGATTGAAATTCTACAACTTCACTTCTGTCATAATCTACTTTTACTTTCATAAGTCTTGATATTTATGGGTTTATAATTCTATACAGTAAAAGAACAAGGACGAGATTAGTCGTCCCTGTTATCACATTGTTTTGGGTACATTATCCCCAGTCGAACCACGATTCTGCGTACTCAATTGCGCTTTCGTCTACTTCGTCATAATCTTCGTACAACATAATATTGATTTTTTAGGTTACTACTACAGGGGTGTTTCCCCCGATTAAAGAGAGAGGGGACTTGATTTTGTACAGGTCTACACATTCAAATCCACTCTCAAAAAAATTTTTTTTCATAATTTTTGTTAAATTTAAGCTATTAAATATACATAAACTTTCGTAAAAAGTGTTAACAATCTTATAAGATAAGCAACACTAGTAGTGTTTAATACGTTAACTGTATTAGTTACAGTCTAACACAGTAAATACAGTATGAATGACTTATATAGCATAATAGAGTAGGTTAGTATTACAGATGATGTTAGTCCTATTACTTTAGATTTACTACTAACCTATTACTAAAGTAAAGACTATGAATTACTACTATATTAGAGAAAAGAACTAGCAATATAACAACTGCTTATACTTAGCTAACATAAGTAAAAGAGCTAAATATAATGACGATTATAGAACTTTTACTATACCAGGTGGAATTGAGTATACATTCACAGAAGAATTATACAAATAGTTTAAGTAGGATATTGCAAACAAACAAGCCTGAAGTACAAAGGATCGTAGACACCTAGGCATCTCACTAGAACTGCTTACTTGAGGTCTGAATCGTAATTGTCAGCAAGGTTACCTCCCATTACCTTGGTTATATATAAAATATGGGAGCCCTAAAGATCTAAATTTTAGTTACTATGGCACAATATAACGAAAAAAAAACAAAGTACCCAGAATATTATTATCAGAAAAAGACTTATCTTGCAGTACCGGAAATCAGCCAAGGCTGTTGTGTGGGTTGCGCTTTCTATGATCGATTAGATTGCTCTAAGTACGAAGAAAGAATAAAACTATGCAGACAAGGTATGATTTTTAAGAGAAAGATTCAACTAATAGACGAATAATACGTTATATAAGAAATTTTAAGAATATATTATGGAAGATAAAGTACTAGATACAGTAGTAAATATGATTAAATATTCCTTTAAGAAGGATATACTAGTAAAACCTTTAGAAACTTCTAAAGTAACTGTAGAGTATACTGAACAGATACCTACTGGAGAAAAAGATGAAGAAGGTTTCAATAAATATGAAACAAAGACTCATACTAAGGAAGTTGATTCAGAGTTTTCCAGAGGTATTATAATCGCATTGCCTACTAATAAAACGATTAATGAAGCCAATGATTTAGATTTTAAACTAGGTGATATAATAGTATATCCAGCCAAATTCGCTAAATCATTCGATTTATTTAAAGACTCGCAGTTAGTAAAACCATACGATGTAGTAGCTATTGAACGTACTCAGGAAGTTGAATCTAAGGAGGAAGAATGTTCGAATATCTACGAAGATTTAAATGATTAAAAACGTTTCTGTTTTCATTGTTTTACCCAGAGCTAATAACTCTGGGTATTTTTATGTTCTTACTTTTAAACTTAATAAATGTTAAATAAAGTAACTAAATACGGTTAATGTCGTTTTATCGGTGTTATGGGAACAATGATAGTAATACTAATAATAGTCATAGTAAGTATCATATCTTGTATACATTGCAGAAATGTAGGTTACAATAACGGATACTCAGATGGCTATGAAGATTGTAAAAAGAACTTTGCTAAGATTGACAAGTTTAAAAACACTATGAGATCTAAGTTCTTAGAAAAACTAACAAGATAAGATATGAAACAATATAAAGTAGTTAAAGAATTTGGTTGTGCCAAAAAAGGAGATATTTTTAATGAATCTGCTGAAGGATATTTTGAAATGGATAGCACGTCAGAGTGCGTTGATATGTATAGCAGTCGTAATATGTGTGTCAGCTCCAATATTATTAGCACACTACTGGGTGCGCAATTTATTGAAGAGCTTAAATCAGAAACAGAGGAAAAGACGCCTACGCAAGATAAACTAACTAGTATTAGCAACTTCATAAATGAAATGAAGAAACAGTACGAACAAGATCACCAGAATCTGATTAATGAGTACAATGAAGGTAATCTTCCTGCATGTGTCAAAGTAGAAGCTGATACTGTTTACTTTAATATGAACAAAGTATTAACTAAGATTGAAGATCTGATCAATGAATAAACTAGTTAAGGAATGTAAGAAGAAAGATCTATATTCTGAATTCTTGAGATCCTTAAATGGTATTATTCAACTCCCAGACAGGGAGTTACAACTGCTTACTACTTTAGTGGACTTATAGGTTAATAAGCAGAAACTCCCTGGAACTAGTGAGAGCGTAATTAGTACAGAGAACAGAAAATATATTACTCATACTTTGGGTATTACTCCTGATAATTTGAGTAGATATTTAAGTAAGTTCAAAGAACAAGGACTCCTAGTAAGAGGAAAAATAGATAATGAGTGGTTGGTAAATAAGATACTAATACCAGAGATAATTAAAGATAGAGTACAAATAACTATTATATTGAAAGTAAATGAAGAACAATAACACTACATACAGACTATTTGCAGATGGAACTATAGTCGTAGTAAAGAATCATAGCTGGTTTAGGTCTTTGATAGATTTTATTAAAAACAGAGCAGATTATGAAGTACACAATTATGTTCCAGTAAAACCGTATTCTAAAGTAGAAGAAGACAGACTGTATGAACTTCTTAGAAGAAACACTAACCTAGACATGGATGACATAGTTATACTAGTAAACTGTATAAGACCTAACACATTTACTAATAATCCACTTAGCAAGTCATTAGATACGAATCGTAATTATGTTGATGCAACAAAAAAGACAGACATCTATTTACTCAAAACTATCCAGCAAGTATAATCTTCCTTATCAGGTAATAGAAGTCATATGCAATAGTCCATTTAAGTTTGCTAAGTCAGTAATATCAGATGATGCAGATCAAAAAGATATCATGTTCGCTTACTTATTTAAACTTAAATTAAAGAAAATCTATAAAAGTGAATCTAATGAAGTTAATAGATAGTAAAGTAGATGTTATAAAGCAACTTCCAGAATTAGAAGGTGCGTATAAGCAAATAGAGTTGGCTGGTCGTACTTGTTATAAGTCAGAAGATAAGATTACTGAAGATAGTGCAAAACAATTTGTAGACAGAATGATTAAATCAGCTCACGGAGCTATGCTAGAACATGGTACTGTCTACTTAGAAATTCCTTACTCTGAAACAGCAGAATATAATAATATCTTCTTGAAATATTATAAGAATCCTTATTCTAGATTCGGATGGAAAGATAAAGACTCTTTGAACGTATTACACATTACTACTAATTTGCGTGTTATTATTGAAAACGGCTGGGAAGACGATTTAAAGTATATCTGCGAACCAACTAAATATCATGAGAAAAGAATAACAGTTCGCTTTACTTGTGATAGGGGAGTGAGCCATGAATTCGTAAGGCATCGCGTATTCAGTTTTGCAATGGAGAGTCAACGCTACTGTAACTATTCTAAGGATAAATTCAACAATGAGATTACTTTTATAAAGCCTACTTGGTTTGATGATGAAAGAGCTAAAGACAATGAGTCACCAGAATGTAGATTTATAGATAGCTTAGACAGCACCTCTGTAGATTACTTTAGATTACTTCAGTTAGGATTGAAGCCACAAGAAGCTAGAGCGTTACTACCTAATGCTACAAAAACAGAATTAGTAATGACAGGATTTAGATCTGATTGGGATCATTTCTTTGAACTAAGATGTAGTACAGCTGCACATCCAGATGCTAAAAAGTTAGCTGATGAATTAAAAGAAATAATAGATAAATAATTATGCAACAGTTTATAGAAGAATGCTTACAACCTGTGTATAAATTGCACTGCTTAGAGTCTATATACTTTGATCCTATATTAGTAAATGACATAATGTTATTTATAGCTATGCAAGACAATAGATTATTAAGAGCATGAAGATAAATGAGTATGAATGCAGTTTCCCTGGAAAACTTTGGGTAGCTATATTAGAACCTGATGAACCGTTTGCTAAACTAATAAACAAATTTAGATTCAAGAAGATCGGAGAAAGTATAAGTGAAAACTTAAACGCATTCGACGATAATATAGGACTAAGCTTATCAAGAGACAGAGCTATAGCTATAGCTGGATGTTACCCAGTAATGAATAGTGATACTGGTGAATATGGAATACTTACTATAGTATTTATGATAGATGAATTAGACACTAGAACAATAGCACATGAATCAGTTCACATAGCAGATTACTTCTACGAAATAGGTAACATCAACGGGGAATCATTTTCAGAAGGTAATGAATCATATGCCTACTTAGTTGGATGGGCAGCTGGTAATATATCTAAAACAGTAATAGATTATGAAAAAAGTAACAAAGGAAGTAGAAAAAGAAAGTAATACTTCAAGGAAGAATGACTTTTTAGACAATAAGCTTAGATGGGATTTATTACCACTCGAGGAGATTGAAGAGATTGTCAAAGTTTACACTGCAGGGTCTAAAAAATATGGAGATAATACTTGGCAGAATCTACCAAACGGGCTACAAAGATACAAAGCTGCTCTTCTTAGACACTTACTTGAGTTTGAAAAAGGAAATGAAATTGATGAGGAAACAGGTTGTAAGCATTTAGCTCAGGTTGCGTGGAATGCAATAGCGATGCTTTGGATAAGCAAACACAAAACATTTAGAAAAGCTACTACAGAAGATTTATTAAAAGCTTTAGATGAACGTATAGCTGAGAAGATAGACAATTGCAATATGATATTAGATGAGATAGAAACAACCTAAAAATAAGGAAATAGAATATGGAACAATTAAAATTTAAGAAATTAGATTACTCTGTAAAAAATGCAGAGGGAGTAGAAGAGATTAAGAAGTCAGAGGGTGTATTACCAACTAGAGCTACAGCAGGAGATGCTGGTTTAGACTTATATTCCACTCGCATGACACAAGAAGTAGATAATAGTGGTAAATTAGTTTTAGTATATCATACTGATGTTGCTGTAGAAATTCCAGAAGGTTACTGTGGTTTACTTATGATGAAGTCCTCAGTAAGTAATAGATCTATATCTTTAACTAATGCTGTTGGTATGATTGACTCTGGTTATAGAGGAGAGATAATGGCTAAGTTCAAAGTTACAACAGATGCAGTGCCTACTGTATACTCAGTTGGTGAAGCATTCGCTCAATTGGTAATAGTTCCGTGTTCAATTCTTGAGCCAGTATTTGTAGAAGAATTAAGCGAAACCGAAAGAGATACTAAAGGGTTTGGAGAAGCTGATGTGATTATCCCAGAGGAAGTAGAATAATAATAGTATAAAGCATATGAAAAAGATTATTTTAGGAAATGATATAGTTGCATGCGTAGACTTCGAGAATAATAAAATTGAGAAAATGAGTTGCAACGTAGTAAGTAGAGGATACTTAATTAAAGAACAGTGTGAAGTTGTTATTGATGATAAACATTTTCAGGCTAATGCTGGCGATATACTAGTTGCACTGTATTCTCCTGTTCCTAGTTATAAAGTAGAGTACCACTTAATGCCTGCTTCTTACTTCGATAACTTTCTTGAACGTACTATTGCATACGAAGAAAAGAAAGCAAATGAAAACTGTTGCGATGTCTGCAAATCTGATATTTGTTAAGCGCTATTATGTTACATTTCTTTGATATAGTTGGAGGAGAAGTAGTAATCCACGCAGACTTATGGGCACTACCGCCATTTGAAAAGCTATGGCTACTAGATAAAGATCCTACTAAACATCATGCTAACTAGGTAGTAAAGTTTATAATATTGTGTGATTACTGGAATAGTCCTTATGTAAAAAGTATAAGTAGTGTTGCTCTTAGAGAAAGTAAGCTAAAACAATAGATATTTAAAGATGAGAATTATACTCTCACTGTAGATGAATAGATTAGTAGAGATGAGTATAAAGAACTGTTAAATACTAGAAATCTTAAGATGTTATCAGCTATAATGAATAAATTAGATACTATTAGTAACTATTATGAAACATCTTTAGAAGAGGAACTTGATGAAACTAAGATAGGTAAGCTACTAGCTGGATTTGAGAAAGTAAAAGGTACTATTCAAACTATAGACTTCCTAGAGAAAGCAGTTAAAGCTGAAGAGTTAGAAAGTACTAAGGTTAAAGGTAATTCTCAAATAAATCCATATGAGTTGGTAAAAAAAGTACAGTAAAACACAACATAAAATATAAAGTATCGTTTATACGTAAAAATAAAGAAACTATGAAAAAGAATAAAAAATATTATACCAAGAAAGAAGAACTTTATTTAGATTTGACTAACCCTAATCAGACTGTAGGTGAAGCAATTGCTCAGTTGAATGCTGAACGTAATACAGTTAAAAGATTAGCTACAGAAACAATCGTAGAAGCAGCTAAAGAATGTGCTGAAAGCAAATCTAACAACTTGAAACAAAGTCAGAAATGGTATACTAAATTCTGGAATAAGATTAAAAATCTGTTCAACTAATAAGATAACATCCAACGGAGAGGATGTAAAGTATTCTCCGTCTTATTGCCCTTTTGCGTACTGGCTAGCGCGCCTGGCTCTAACCCAGGAGGAGTGGGATCGATACCTACAAGGGCTACCAATTAAAAAACTATTATGATTGACTTCTAGAAAAAAATAAAAGACAGCAATAAGTTTAGACAAGCCTGTATTCGATTTTAGAATACAGGCTCTTATTGTTTATATCCATCAGGAACTTCAGAATACTATCAGTTCTGGGATGAAGAGATGAATAGGAGCTTAAACGGTTATACTGCTGATGATGGAGATTACATCACCGGGTATAACTATTTTTATTTAAACTACTGTCCTATTAACAGACAAGTATATATCTAGAGTAAAGATAGACATGGCAATACTATAGTAAAAAAAGAACAGAAGTTTGAGTTTCCTGACTTTTGGGACTATGACTATTACTATTTTAGTGCTGTGCAAGAAGCTGAAGAACAAGGTAAACATCTGTGCGTACTGAAAAGTAGACGACGTGGTTACTCATATAAAGCAGCATCAATGATGTGTCGTAACTATTATCTCGTTCCAGCAAGTAAATCATATGTTTACGCATCAAATAAGCAGTACCTTACGGAAGATGGAGTTCTTACTAAATCATGGGATTATATGGACTTTATAGATAAGAATACTGCTTGGGGTAAGAAAAGATCTGTTAACACACAGATGCGTAAGCGTGCTGGATTTTTTACCAAAGATGAATTTGGTAACGAAGTAGAGATGGGTTATAAGTCAGAAATTATTGGTGTTACTTTGAAGGATAACCCAGACGTTGTGCGAGGTAAGAAGGCGTCTTTGATCTTATTCGAAGAAGGTGGATCATTTAAAGAACTTGCAGCAGCATGGCAGATTGCTAGACCTTCTGTAGAGATTGACGGCATTGCTTTTGCCCCAATGATTGTATATGGAACAGGCGGTGATACCGATAGTGAATTTGCAACTTTAAAAGATATGTTCTATCATCCAGATGGTTACAACTGTCTAGGTTTTGATAATATTTGGGATGAGAACGCAAGCTGTACAAAATGTGGTTTCTTCGTACCACAATATACAAATATTGACATACGAGATAAAGACAACAAACGTATATACATGGACGATGATGGTAATACCTTAACAAAGCAGTCTATAGAGTATATACTTGAAGAGCGTAAGAAAGTCATAAATACCGCTACTAATTCAACAGCAGTAGATAGATATGTAGCGGAAAGACCTATAACTCCTGCAGAAGCAATGCTGGAGTTTAATGGTAATATATTCCCTAAAAAAGAACTACAAGAACAGTTAGGACTAATACGTACTAATACAGCATTATAGAATCATAAACAAGTAGGAGACTTAATATTTGATGAATCTGGATAGTTAAAATGGATACCTAAAAAAATTGGTGATATTACTCATTATCCACTAAAGAAAGACGATAACCCAACTGGAGCAATAGTTATATGGGAACATCCAAATAAAGAGGCTAGTTCTGGGTTATATATAGCAGGTATAGACCCGTACGACCATGACTAGTCTAACTCTGGCTCATTAGGTTCTTGCTTTATATATAAACGAATATAGAATCTAGAATAGTATTCTGATATAATAGTTGCTGAATATACTGGTAGACCTGAAACAGCTGAAGATTTTTATGAAAATGTACGTAAACTACTGATATATTATAATGCTAGAGCTATGTATGAGAATTAGAACAAAGGTCTATTCGTCTACTTTACTCAAAAACATTGTGAGTATTTACTTGCAGATCAACCTGATATTATCAACGATATAGTAGACAATACTAAAGTATAGCGTAAAAAAGGTTGCCACATGAATAAGCAAATTAAATAGTGGGGAGAAGGTCTTATAAAAGAATGGCTAAATGAAATAAATGCTAACGGTAAAAAGAATCTGTATAATGTACTTTCAGAGCCGCTATTAGAAGAATTAATAAGTTATAATGACCAGGGCAACTTTGATAGATGTTTGCTGAAAGATACAAAAATAACTACCTCTACTGGTTTTAAAAATGCGTAGGATATAACTATTGGGGATACTGTATTTACTGATAGCGGTAAATTACAAAAAGTAACATGGGTAGATAAACATTTACATAAAGGAAATGCGGTGCAATTAAAATTAACAGGAGATTATAGAATACTAAACTGTACTGATAATCATCCTATATTAGTAGCTTATACAGATTATAAAAAGCACAAATTTAGAAAAACAGCATTACAGAATGTTAAATTTTTAAGAGCTGACTAGTTAAATTATAAATATTAGTTTGGTTTGCTTCCAAAACGTAGATTAACTAAAAAATTGTCATTAACAGACGAAATGTTATACGTATTAGGCTGGATAATGGCCGACGGATATTGTTCGCCAGTCAGTAATGAAGTAACTATAGTATTCTAGAAAAATCAATTAGAATGCGCAAATAGATGTAAAAAAGCAATAGAAGAATTCTTAGTAGATGAAAAGTTTTATTTACGTAAAAATGGAGCAAGACAAAATAGAAAAGAGACTGTTATAAAAGATTGTGCTACCTATTATAGATTAGTAGTGCATTCTAAGAAATTACATGAGCTTGCAGAATATTTTGGATGCATACCAAATAACAAAAAGATTAATTATGATGTATATAATAACATATCGTCAGAATAGCTAATACCCTTTGTTATAGGTTATTTTGAAGGAGACGGGCATTAGAGATTAAATTGTAATTACGATGGTTATATTAGAAATGGTATAGAATTATCTACTGTGTATGAAGATTTATTATTACAAATTAGACAAATATTAATAGATAACGGCATATACTCTAGTATAAGAAAAGTTAAAACTAGAAATAATTATAGAGATCAATACAGTATACTTATCAGTAATGAATACATAAATAAATTATTATCTATATATAAAAGTTCAAAGTTTGTTAAAGTAAATGTAATAAAAACTTCCTCAAAGGTATTAGAAAACGAATAGGGATTTTGGTGTCCAATAAAGCTATTAGGCTTTAAGGAAATTAGTGAAGAAGTATACAATTTTGAAGTAGATAAAGATCATACTTACGTTGCAGACGGTATAACTACACATAATTGCATGGCTCTGATGCAAGTAATGATCTACCGTGAACAACTGTTTAATGTAGTTGTAAAGTAGAAAGAGAAAGAAAATAAAAGTAAACTGCTATTTGATGGACCTATCTTTGCGCAAAGTTGGTTCCAAGATGATAAACCAAATATCAGTAATGACGATAATGTATATACATTTTAACTATGAAGAATTTAAAATCAATGCCAATTTAGAAGCTCTCAATGTTCAAAAAGAATAAGGAGTGGAGACAATCTTGCGTAGACTATATAATCGGAGCAAGTGATTCTAGTATAGGCGGATCAAGTAGAGATAGATCTGACGAGATGTAGACCTACTATGATTTATACAATAGTATATACAATGAAAAGGATTTGAAATACGTTACTAATCCATTTAAACAGGATGATGGTTTTCCAGCGACTGCATAGGATTATAATATCATAAAACCTTACATTGACTAGCTATTAGGAGAAGAAACTAAACGACCATTTAATTTTCACGTGTCTAGAACTAGTGATGATGCTACTAGTGAGTTACAGGACAAGATGAAGTAGATGCTAATGGATTATATCTATGCTACTATTACTAGTAAACTAAGCCCAGAATAGGCTGCTAGATATGAATAGGCATTAGCTACTGGAGAGATAATGACTCCAGAACAAATCTAGAAATACGTTAATAGGGATTACAAGGATATAGCAGAAACTACTGCATATCATGCATTGTAGTATCTTAAACGTAAATTAAATCTTATTCACGAGTTCTATAAAGGCTGGAAGGATGCACTGATTGCCGGAGAAGAGATATATTATATAGGAATAGTTAATGGGCAACCATATACTGAACGCGTTAATCCTATGTACTTTAGATATGAACAATCTTTAGACTTAGAGTTCATCCATGAAGCATCTTGGTGCTGTAGGAAGATGATTATGTCAGCTACTGAACTGTATGATAGATTCTACGATAAAATGTCTGAAAAGCAATTGAATGACTTATTAGACTTAATAGATGAAAGACCTGGTACGTCTCCAGAGATAAGAAAAACCTCTATGGACTATGAACACTTTAAAATGACTAGTGTAAATGGATTTACAGCTAATCCGTTTGATTCAGATCACATTACAGTTTATCATTGTTGCTGGAAGTCATTCAAAAAGATAGGTTTTGTTGGCATAATTGATCCAGAAACAGGTGAGATAGATGAAATCCAAGTAGATGAATCTTACAAACCTACTGGCAATGAAGAATACATTGACTGGAAATGGATAATAGAAGTGTGGGAAGGATATAGAGCTAATGATGATGAGTATATAGGCATACAACCTATTGAATATCAACATGTATCCGCAGATAATCCTAACTCATAGAAACTTCCATATACAGGAGTAGTATATAATAATACCAACAGCAGACCCAGATCTCTGGTAAGTATGATGAAACCATTACAGTATATGTATATTGTGGTATGGTATAGACTTGAACTAGCTATGTCTAGAGATAAAGGTAAAGTAGCATTAATTGATGTTACTTAGATTCCTAAAGGACTTGGTATAGACGTGAACAAGTGGATGCATTATTTAGGTGCGCTAGGTGTAGCATTTATTAATCCATATGAAGAAGGATGGGATGTTCCTGGACGAGAAGGAGGTAGGCCTGCACAGTTTAATCAATTCCAATCTTGGGATTTAAGCATGGCTAACGTAATAGATCAGTACGTTAATCTAATGGCTAAGATAGAAGATATGGTAGCTAAGCTTACTGGTATTACTCCGCAAAGACAAGGGCAGATAGCACCTAATGAGTTAGTATCAAATGCTAATACAGCAGTTAGTATGTCTTACCATATAACAGAACCATGGTTTTGGACTCATAATCAAGTAAAGAGAGAGGTATTAACTATGCTGCTAAATACAGCTAAAGTAGCATGGAAGGACAATAAAATGTGTCTTAATTATATACTTGATGATGCTACTAGAGCTTTCTTGAAACTATCAGACGAGTTTTTCTTCGAAGATATGGATGTATTTATAGATGATAGTACTAAGAATAGATAGGATATAGATGCTCTAAGGAATCTTATGCAACCTGCTATGCAGAATGGAGCCAGTTTATTGGATATAGCTGAGATTGTTACTCTAGATAATGTTAATATGATCAAGAATAGACTAGAAGAAATAGAACAAAAACGAATGGAGCAGATGCAACAGCAACAATAGGCAGAGCAACAGGCTCAGCAACAACTAGTCGAACAGCAGAATCAGATCAAAGAAGAAGAGCTGATGATTAAGGAAGCAGAAATGGATCTAGAAAAGTATAAGATAGATCAAGATAATGCTACTAAGATTACAGTAGCCCAACTCAATGCTTACAGAGGTCTAGAGAATCAAGATCAGAATGAAAATGGAATACCAGATACTATGGAAATAGCAGCTCAAGCACTAGCTGAAAGAAAACAAGCATCTGAAGAAGCTTCTAAACAATTTGAGTTTAACAACAAACGTAGAGAAGCTGAGATAAAAAAAGAGATTGAGAACAAGAAAATCTAGCTAGAAAGAGACAAGATACAAGCTCAAAAGGAACTCTAGAAGCAGAAAGATAAAGAAGCTTATAAGAGAGAAAAATTAAAGGCAGATATTGCAATTCGTAACAAAGTTGTTGGTGAAAAATGAAAAATCCTGTAATAAAAATTAAAAAAGGAGTAATTTTATACTATTGCAAAACGTGTGATAGATGGTTGCCCGAAACTAAATTTAACAGAGATAATAGTAATTTACATAATAATAGAGGCGGATTATGTACGTAGTGCAAAGACTGCTAGAGAGCTAGATATTATAAAGACAGACAAAGACTTTTAAACGATAACTACACAGCCCTAAAATATAAGTTAACTCAAGCTTTGAAGGGAACTAAAAGGCGTAGTAAATTAAAGAATACGTATAATAATCTAGATCTTGAATATTTATTTTATTTATGGAGTTTGTAGGAGGGTAAATGTGCATTAACCGGCATAGATATGACTTATAAATTCTATGAAGGTAGAGTAAACACTAATTTGTCAGTAGATAGAATAGACTCTTCTAAAGGATATACTAAAGAAAATGTGCAGCTTGTTACTATGGCTGCTAACTAGATGAAGAATGACTTAACTACTGAAGAGTTATTCGATTTGTGCAGCAGAATAATAAAAGTAACAGGAGAGAAGTAATATGAAAGTAATATAGAATAAGATGATACCATTCAAAGGGTATAAATATATCAACTTGTTTGGCTTACTGTTTACTAGAGATAAATCAAAAATAACTGATGTAGAATACAACCATGAAAAAATACATCTCAAGCAAATGCAAGAAATGTTATGGTTACCATTCTATATCTGGTATGGAGTAGAATATCTAGCTATATCTGTAGCTAGACTATTTGATAGGTAGAATGATAGATATCATGATATATCTTTTGAAGAAGAAGCTTATAACAATGAGTCTAATCTAGACTACTGTAAAGAGAGAAAGCACTTTGCTTGGCTAAAATATATAGGTATTAAAAGTAATGAGGAGGAATAATTATGGCATGTGGTTCAAAGAAAGGCTCTAAAAAGGGTGGTAAGAAGAGTAAGTGATTATGGAAAGAGAAGCATTTAGATAGAGAATGCAGCAGTATAAGTAGGCTAGGGAACAGAATCCCTAGCTGAAATACTGGGGATTGGAAGAAATATGCAGATGGAGGTACAGTAGATGAAGATCCACCTAGTACTAGTGAAAGACCTATTATCAACTTTGACCCTAAAGGTGATCCATACAAACCGCAATATGGCTATAACCCTAGTGCTGGATTTACATAGGATCCATTCAACTTATATGATGCTCCAATACTAGGTGATATACTGAGCATAGGAGATGCCGGTAAAGCCGCATATAACAAAGACTGGCTTGGAGCTAGTTTAGCAGCATTAGGAGTCGTACCATTTGTACCAGGTTCTGTTGGAAAGAAAATGTCAAATTACATACCTACTGTAACCAGAAGCGCTGAAGCTAAGATTAACGCTTTACTTAAGAAACAGAAGAATAAGCCTGTATATGAAGGCGGTCTAAACAGAATGGCATATGAAGATGCTATTGACGCTAGAAATAGAGTATACGAAAGTGTTATAGATCCTGAGAATCTTCGTAGAGCTAGAGCTATAGACAAAAGATATGGTACTAGTTACGAGGAGATTTATAAAGGGATGCACGATCAGTACGAAAATCCTATGGAGTATTTCTAGAAGATATATGAGCCTGTACTAGATACATAGTTACCTGTTAACACAAGAGCTTAGATAAATGTAGCTAAAGGTGATAATAAGATAAAATTAAGTAAGGATATTAGCGAAGGCTATGACAAGGTAGATGAAGGACTGATAAGACACGAAATAGGTCATAAAGTAGATGCACAAGCAACCAACGGATAGATGCTAACTAATCCTTTTATGAAAGACTTAGTAAAAGATATATTACCATATGAGTAGGCTAGGTATATGCTTAATGGAATAGATGATCCTTTATCTAAGTACAACTACTTAACAAGACCTAGTGAAGTTAAGAGTCATATGAACTAGTTTAGGTAGTATCTTATAGATAATAAGATAATGAAGCCTAGTGATAGAGTTCAAGATGTCCCTAACTTCTTTATGCATCTGTAGGCTGCACCAGATGAATACAAAGGAATTAAGTTACTATAGAACTTATTTAAAAGTGATAATGCGTTCAAAAGAAGATTCGACCAAATACCACTAACAAATGTATCAGACAATAGAGTAGTAGCGTAATATCATGAATAATAATGATTAAACATAAAGCTATGAATAAAATCAAGATTAACCCTAAGAACAAAGGCAAATTTAATGCTACTAAGAAGAAAACAGGAAAGACTACTGAGTAGTTGACGCATAGTAAAAATCCTGTTACTAAGAAAAGAGCGATCTTTGCACAGAACGCTGCTAAATGGAACAAAGGTAAGAAAAAATAAATCTAATTAATATATTAATTATGGAGAAAAATAACAAAAATACTTTAGGTGGATTTGACGCTATACTAGATAGTTTCATCCCTAATGTAAATAAAACTACAGATACTATTGTTGATATTGACGATAGTATAGATGACGATGAATTAGAAGACATCAAGAACAACTCTACTGATCCTATCATTGATAAAATAAAGAAGGAAAAGGGTAAAAGCACCAAAACCGATATTAGTGATGTAGATGACGCTAAAGATGATAATACAGATGACAGCGTTGATGATACTGATGATGATACGGAAACACAAAAGTCAAGCAAGTAGAAAAAAGTAACAGATACAGATAATAGTGATAAAGATGATTTTACAGATGACAATGATACAGACTCAGATACAGATAGTAACATTGTTAGTGACTTCTTTGATGCTATCGCTGAAAAGCTTGGCTGGGAAATCGGTGAAGATGAACAGGATAGTAAACCTAAAGATGTAGACAGTTTGATTAAGTATTTCTAGGACATCATTGAAGAAGAAAGTAAACCTACATATGCTAGTGAAGAAGTAGAAGCGTTGGATAACTTTGTGAAACAAGGTGGGGATATCAAACAGTATCTATAGATAGATGCAGAGTTAGATCTTGAGGATCTAGATATTGAAGATGAAACTAATCAGAAGCTTGTAGTTAAACAATTCCTGAAAGAAAAAGGCATTAGCTCTAAGCAAATCGAAAAGAAAATAGCTAAGTACGAAGAGGCTGGTTTACTTGAGGATGAAGCTTAGGATGCATTAGAAAGCCTTAAAGAGATAAAAGAAGAAAAAAAGGAACAGCTATTATTGAAACAGAAAAAAGAGTATGAACAAGTAATAGCTAACCAACAGAAATTTTATAACAACGTTGTCTCTGAAATAAAAGGCTTAAAAAATATACGTGGTATTACAGTCCCTGAAAAAGACAAAAAGGTATTGATAGATTATATACTTAAGCCAGACACCGACGGTAAAACTAAGTACCAAAAGGACTATGCTAAAGGTGGTGTAAAGAACTTGATAGAATCTGCATACTTTACTATGAATGCTGATAAACTATTAGAAGCTGCTAAAAAAGCTGGAAGTAATTCAGCTATTGATAGATTCAAGAATAGTTTAAAAACAACTTCTGTAAATACTCGCTCTAAGCAAATTTCTAAGAGCAGTGACGATGAACCTATCTGGTCGAATATTGCACGAAAACTACGTATATCATAATGATTAATAACAAATAAAATTAAATTACTAGTATTTTATGGATAATAATATTCTTAACAACCTCGTATTATACAAAGGTAAATGGTTTTCAGATTTGATCGATACAAATAAGATCTCTCTGGCTTCTCAGCAAAAACCTTACGAGGTATCTACTATCCTGTCATACGTATTTGGTACTAAAGATAATGGTTACAGTACTTCTCTGGATATGTTGACAGGAGGTCTCGGTAACGTAATGACTATCGATCAACCGTCATTCGAATGGGGTGTAATGATTGATCAAGACAGAGCTGTTACAATTCGTGACGCTAAATGGAATGGAGCTGCTATCTCAGATAGCTCAACTCCGGGTCTTGGAAACACACCTATTACTTTGTGGGTAGAAGATGCTTGGTTTGGACCAGGTGCTACTATTGAATTCGATGACAAGAGTCAAGCTCGTATTATGGATGCACCTTATCAGGATGGTAACCTGTATGTTTATACAGTGTTTGTATCTAATGGTAACCCTGCTTCTTATATTGATCCTGCTGTTCTGAAAGCCGGTTGTCAAATATCTCGTTTAGCATCTGCATATGAAGAATATAGTGAAGAAGCTGATATTCTGAACTATAATACTCATTTCAAGATGCGTAATTATCTGACTACAGTACGTTTGTCTTATGATATTACAGGTTCTGCTTACTCTACCGTTATGGCAATTGCTTTGAAAGATCCTAAAACAGGAAAGACTTCTTATTTGTGGTCTACTTTCCAGGAATGGGTTGCTATGCGCGAGTGGTACAAACGTCTTGAAAGAGCTTTGGTATACAATCAGAACAACGTAAACAAAGATGGTTCTTGTAATCTGAAAGGTAAGAACGGTCGTCCTGCGTACATTGGAGCCGGTTTGTTGGAACAGATTGCGCCGTCTAATAGACGTTATTACACTCGTTTGACAGCAGAATTGCTGGAAGACTTCTTGTTTGATCTGTCTTACAATGTATTGGGTACTAATGAACGTAAGTTTGTAGCATTGACTGGTGAAATGGGTATGCGTGAATTTGACCGTGTACTGAAAGAAAAGATGGCTAACATGAACTTGATTGATACAGTATTTGTAACTGGTTCAGGAGATAGCTTGAAATTCGGTGGTCAGTTCAAGACTTATTCAATGACTAACGGTATTGAGTTGACATTGAAGTATTTCCCGTTGTACGATAATACTACTTACAATCGTCAGTTGCATCCGGTTACTCTGAAACCGTTGGAATCTTACCGTATGACTTTCTTGGATCTTGGCCGTCGTGATGGCGAAGCTAATATCGTTAAAGTAGTACGTAAAGACCGTGAGTTTGTTAACTGGTGTACAGCCGGTTCTGTAACTCCTGCTGGTTATGCTCATAGTAACACTGAAGTTCGTTCTAATGCTAAGGACGGCTATTCTGTGCATTTCTTAGGTGAATGCGGTATTATGTTGAAAGATCCTCGGGCGTGTGGGGAGCTAATCATGATGGCAGAATAATAATTAACTAACTTTAACGTGTAATTACCTGACAGCTTGAGTAACTTAATTAAGTTATCTACGTTTTTAATATAAACAATTTTAAATAGATAATTATATGTTAAGTTACGAAGTATATAAGATTACAAATAAAGTAAACGGAAAAATTTATATAGGTATAACCAATAGAGGAGCTGGTGCTAGATTTAAACAGCATCTATTTGAAGCTGAACACGGCTCCTCTTTTAGATTTCATAACGCTCTTAGAAAGTATGGAGCAGACGGATTTGATATTAATATCATAGCGTTCTGTAAAAATGCAGAAGAACTTAAAGAAAGAGAAAAGTTCTTTATAAAAGAATATGATTCTACAAATCCCGAAAAGGGATACAATATGACAGAAGGTGGAGACGGTACTTTTGGTAGACCTTGCTCTGAAGAAACTAAACAAAAAATAAGTATAGCTAACTCTGGCAAAACAGCTAGTGAGTATACTAAAAAGTTATTATCTGAAGCTGGTAAAGTAAGAACAGAAAGTAGAGATAAGTATTGGAAATCTGGTAAAATCGGTGAAACTAGAAAAAAACCAGTATTACAATACACTTTAGATGGAGATTATATAACGGAATATAGTGGTGTAAACGAAGCTAGTAGAAAAACTGGAATAAATACCTCATTAATAATATCATCCTTAAAAAGGAAAAGAGTATTAATATCTGAAAGAAATCCATATATATGGTTATATAAAGAAGATTATAAAGAAATTCCAAGTAAAGTAGACTCGTCTTTAGCAGCTATACTACCAGATTGGAAACCACAAATTTCTGATAAATGCAGACAGGCTAACATAGAGTCTAGAAAAAATAAAGTAAGAACTGCTGAAGAATTAGCTTTAATAAAACAAAGAGCTACAGAAGCATGCGGAAAGAAAGTACTACAATATTCATTAGATGGAAAATTGTTAGCAGAGTTTGATAGTATATCTGAAGCCAGTAAAAACACAGGTCAAGATAGAAAAACTATAGCCAATAGCGCTAATGGAAAAACAAAAGTAACTAAATCTACCAAATTTATCTGGAAATACAAAGAATGACTTGAATACTCTAATTATATAATTATGGAAGTAATCGTTAGAATGACAAAAGTAAATCCTTGGACAGGATTAATAAAATGGTCTAACTGCTTTGATTATCTAGGTTCATACTGGACCAGATCAGGTAGTAGATATACAGGACTTAAAGCAGATAAAGCTAGAGAACTAGAATAGAAACTTGGTAAAGCTGAAGGAGAATTAGATCCTGATAGCACATTTTGGGATACATTTGCAATTAAACTTGGTAAGAAAGATCTTGTAATAGATACTGATAGACCTGAAGGTGAATTGCAATATCTATTCCTTTTAGGACATAAAAGAGTAGCTAATGGTATTAATAAGATAACCCCATCTACAGATTATGTACTAGTAAATAAAGAAGCTGAAGCAGAACAAATTAATAAATCTAACAAGATTAAACGTGATGCATACAGAGCATTGGATAAGATGAGTCTCGAAGATATGCGTAAATGTCTTAGACTATTTGGTATAAAAGCTGATACAATGTCTAATGAATTAGTTGAAGCAAGACTTGGAGAGAGCGTTGAAAAAGATCCAGCTAGATTTATTAGAATTTGGGTAGAAAACCCAAATAAAGAAATTAACTTCATTATAGAAGAAGCACTAAGTAAGAACATAATTCGTAAGAATAGAGCTTCGTATTACTTTGGTACAGATCTGATTGGTAACGGAATTGAGGATGTAATAGCATACTTAAAAGATAAGAAAAACCAGGATATCTACTTATCAATAGTAAATGAGACAAAATCTAAGTAATAATGACACGATCTGAATTTCACTCATATTTTAAAATAGCAATGGACAAGAACTCTCAAAGCGTAGCATTTGGTGGTTGTCCTTCTTTTTTACCTCAGGAGATAGACTATTGGTTGAATCAAGGTTTATATTAGGAAGTGAGTAATAAATTCACAGGAAACAACTCTCTAAGAACTCCTTTTGAGAAGTCAGTTAAAAGAGTGCATGACCTAGAAAAACTAGTTAAGACCGATAACAGTTTAGTAATGTCAAAAGCTACTGATTTAAATTAGTGTAGGCTTGACAACTTATTTAATGGAGATAGAATGTTTTTCGTAGATGCTACCCTAAACTACAATAATAAGAAAGCAAATATTAAACTGATTGATCATGACAGTGCCAGTAGGTTCAAGAAAACATATAACAATAATCCATGGATTGAAGAACCGGTTGGTGTTATACAAGATAACTCTCTATTAGTATATATAGATGATTTAGCTATGAATAGTCCTACTTATTCTGTTGATCTCACATATGTTAAAACTCCTGTGAAAATTGAAAACTTACCAGCTAGTGGAATGAGTGAAATACCAGAATATATGTAGTTTGAAGTTATTAACAGAGCTGTAGAACTAGCTCTCGAAGATATAGAATCTAGGAGAGTGCAAACTAAATCTTAGCTAAACCAAATTGATGAGTAAGTATGACAGAAAGATAGATGCAAATTGAAGTGGAACGCAGACTACAGTTAATGGACGCTAGTCTGATAATAGAGAATAAACTAAGTTCTGATACTATTATATCTTTCATCAATGAAGCGATAGATAAGTACTACAAAACTAGATATTCTGGAATAAACTTCAAACAACAGGGATTTGAACAAACCCAGAAGCGTATAGATGATTTACGTACTTTGATAAAGTATTAGACCTATACTGGTAACGCTATTACTATAGATAATAATACTTACACCGTATAGTTGCCATCAGACTATGTTATATTACTTGGAGATACTGCTGGCATAGTTCCTGATGGAGAGAACGAATGTTGGTAGAAGGATGAACAAGGTAACTATAAGATAAAAAATACTGATACTTTGGAGTCTTCTATAGAAACTATTGATAGATAGTTAGAGAACTCATTATCAGAGCATAGACTAAAATACTGTTATGCCAGACCTTTAAAGTTAATTCACGACAACAGTATTACATTGTATACAGACGGTAATTATAAAGTAAACTAGTATAAAATAACCTACTTGTCTAAACCAACTAAGTTGAACGCTAGTAATATTACAAATACTGAATATACTAGTTTGCCAGAACATACTCACTTAGAGATAGTAAAGATAGCTATCCAACTGTATTTAGCTACTAAACCTATGCAAAATTACTCGGTATACTCCAACGAGGTTAACCAAATGGAGTAATAAAATTAATGCGCTTGTTGACGTGGAAATCTGCAATATGGAAAGTAGAAGACAAGCAGACTAGCGCTAAGTCTAATAAATTAATTATTTTTATATATGATTACAAGAGTTGACACCGTACTTATCGGTAAAAAGTGTCCTACTAGCTATACAACTGCTGACGCATTGGTTGCTGGTGATGTTGCTTTGTTTGACGAAAACAGAGCTTTGATTAAAACTGCTACTGATGCAGTTAACGCATCTTCTGTTTACGTTGGTGTATGTGGTAAGAAGATGACTATTGCACTTCCTGATGGAACTAGTGCTACAAAAAATAATATCGAATTCTCAAATCCTATCCAGAAAGCTTCTAAGCCTTCATACGTAATTGGTGAATACGAAGCTCCTGCTCAGGAAAAGGTAGAAATTGATTTTACTAGCGCTTCTGTAGTTATTGGTCATAGATATGTTTTGCGTATCGTTTACAAAGATATGTATGAAGCTCCGGGTCAGTTTACTCATACTTACGAAGCTATTGCTGCATCTGAAACAGCTGATGGTTTGGGCAACGCTTTACTTAAGAAAATCAATTCTCACGCTAATCGTCGCGTTAACGCATCTTATGCTAGTCACAAATTGACACTGACAGCTATGGAAAAAGACGATAATGAAGGAGTATATTCTTTGAATGAGTATTCTATCGTTTCTATGTAGGTTTCATTGTATGTTACTATTCCTGGTGCTTTGCTTTCTAACGTTCCTGAATCAGTTCCTGGTGTTACTATTACGGAAACTGAAGGAAAACCTGGTAAAGGTTACTGGAAACAAGTACGTGATGCCGAAGTACGTATGATGGGCTATAAAGGTCATGTTATGTCTGGAGCATATCCTATTGTAGAACAAGATAGAAAAGTATCAGAAGGTGCTACTTATGACTATGCAACTATTGAAAATGATAACTTGTATTTAAGTCCTGACAATCAGTACATCAAAACTACTCCGCTTACTACTGAAGTATTTGTAGAAGCAGGTACTTTGAAGAGTTCTGTATTTGCTAAGGCTTTGGAAGCATTTGTTACAGGAGTTGCTCCGTCTGCATAATACAGCTAGAAAAAATAACGGTTTCTTTATTTAAAACCTGGCGAGGTTGAGGTTTGTCCTCGGCTTCGCCTTTTTTAATTCTTAAATATATGAAAATAATTAGTACTAGTATTGATAATAATACTCTTACAATAAGAGTATCAGGTAATACAGTTAATAAAATATATCTAGACAGCGTACTTAATAAGAGTAACATATACTCATAGAATGACGAAGATCATGACTATGTTATTACTAGTCCAATTGTATCTGATGGTACTATTGAAATAGATATTGCAGAATATGATGCTACATCATTTATAGTTAGTGTAGTTAGTGATAGTAATGCTGTAGCTATAGCTATTGACCAAAAAAATCTGTATTACAGAAAGGTAAATATGTTAACTCAGTTCTGTGAAACTTGTTTAGATAAGCACTAGAAAGAAAAAATACTAATGTGTGATTTCAAGTCGCAGTTACTCGAATATGCATTAGACAATAACCTAACAGAGGATGCTATTGATTATTATGTAGACTTATGTAGACTTCTAGATATACCGTTGAAGCATACTTGTTGTACATACAACAGAGTAGCTAGCTGTAGAACTTGTAGGAGCTGCTGTAATGGATGCTGTACGCTATGATACAAAACAATTATAATATTGGAAAGAATATAAGCTATATAGTTAAGCATAATATAGCTTATGACAGAATCTAGATACTAAACTTTGTGTGCGTAAACTACGTAGATAGTATACTAAAACAATCAGAAACGTTTGGTCCTATAGATGAAGAATAGAGAATGAAATTATTAGTGGTAATAGATAAATTATTGAAATGATGTCAGATTACGCAACTAAAGATGATCTTAACGAACTCACGCAACTAGTACGAACACTGTAGGGAGATATAACTACAGCTAATAGTAGTATTGGTTAGCTAGATAGTTTAGTTGAGAGAATAAATCACTTAGCTACTCTGAAAGATGTCACTATTACTTATATAACCGAAGGAGATCTGCTATAGTATTCTAGTGATGGAACTTGGCACAATATTCAACCAGCAGCACTAGGTATAGGTGGAGAAGGTGGTGGAGGTATTGTAGATAGTTCAGTGGTAAAAGCTATGATAAAACAGGAAGGATCTAAACTGTTTTTAAGTAAGCTATACGATGACGTAGCAGCTGGAATCATTACCTTCAACAATGGTCTAGTAAGTAATAAGATGGCTTACTTAAAAGATGGAGTATAGATAGGCTAGTTTGTACCCGGTATAATAGACGGTACTGGAGCACAAATAGATAAGGACGGTAGAGGTGAAATGACTAGCTTAATTCTTAGAGAATTCTTAGAGGTTCCTGAATTAAGATTTAACAAAATAGATGTAGTAAGCGGTGAACTATGGAACTCAATAGCGTTTGGTACTATTGAAGATGTCGATCTAGTAAACTAGATTGCTACTATAAAACTAGAAGAAGGTGAGTATAGTGGAATCAAAGTAAACGATATATGTAGAGGCATATTCCATAATATGGGTACTGATAATGATACAGAGTCAAAGATAGATGAAAACGGATTCGAAACTGTAGCTGGATTTAGTACATCTTACTTTACACCAATAGAAGTGTTAGATTCTTTTGGAAAGAGATTCAGATACTCGTTAAAACCAGGAACTACTCAGCATCCAAGTAAGTCGATGAAGTTTGCTGTATATGGCAACTTTACAGATCCTGCTAGACGTTCTAGCGCGTATGCTACTAGAACATATAAGAGATATTTGAAGGATGTAGACACATGGTAGATAGATTGGTCTAATATAGCATCACAGTTCGGATTATTAGATGGATTAAACGTCCCAGGTGGACCAAACAATGGTAACTTAACTGGTGATGGTGCTTACTTAACTAATGTATATATGACTGGTGCTCTAATTCAATTTACTCCTGAGTAGATGGATGAAATGAAAGGAGCAGATGCATACACAGTATCATTGAGCAGAGAGACAGCTACTGTTATACTAGATAACAACTTGAATATAATTGACGAATATAGTCAGTTGAGTTAGTTAACATTTGCCATACAAGCGTTTAGAGGTACAGAAGAATTAGCATACAGTGATGTATATGGAGAAGGAGCTTATTTCGTAGAATATACTGCTACTGGACTTAAATGCACTATGAATAACGGTGTATTTAGAATAACAGAAATAACTAACGTTAACGAGATGAGAATTGATATCCGTATCAATTGTGAAGGTTTAGCAATATTCAAGAAACAATTCTTTGTTAACTATCAGTTAGAAGGTGATGCTCTATGGGTGACTTACAACGACAACGATGCTGTCCCTAGTAGACCTACAGGAAGAGGAGATACTAATGGATGGCATAGAAATTATACAGCTAGTGCTATATGGATGTCTACTAAGAGTTCTAGAAGACTAGAGGATGGTGAATGGGGAGATCCTGTTAGATTTGTGGGAGCTTCAGTATCCGGAGAAGACGGGCAATATACTGTATTCTGTTATACTAATTCTAGCGTACAACCAGAAACGCCTACTAGCAACTAGATACCTCCTTCTGATTCTGTTACTACTTGGTATATGTATCCTCCTACTAGAGAAAGTATGGATGTATTTACATGGATGACTCAAGCAACAGTATATGCAGATAAATCGTTATCAGGATGGACAAAGCCTATAAGAATAACAGGAGAAACTGGTGAGGATGGTGCAGATGGTACTAAGATAGAGTTTATCTATACTTTATTTACTCCTACTAATGATAAACCAAGACCAGATACTCCAGCTACTAGCTAGCAAGATGACTATATACCATTTGGATGGTCTGATAATCCTCAGGGAGTGTCTAAGGAAAAACAGTATGAGTGGGTAAGTACTAGAGAGAAATCAGCAGCTAAGATTGGAGAAGGATATTGGGGAGATTTCTCACAACCAGTAATATGGTCTAAGTGGGGAGAGAAAGGTATGGACGGAGATGGATATGAGTACATATTTACTCGTACAGCAGACGTTGACAGAATACCATTAACTCCAGCTTCTATACAGTAGAATGACTATATTCCTACTATATCTAACGGTGGATCCACTGATTATAACTGGTCTGACGATCCTAAAGGAGTAAGTGAAACATATAAAGCTGAATGGACTTGTAAACGTGTTAGAACTGATGGAGTGTGGTCAGACTTCAGTTCTCCAGCATTATGGGCTAATTGGGGAGAACAAGGATTGTCTGGAGGACATTATCAATACAGATGGAAAGTATCTAGCACTAAACCTACTACTACTCCAGACAATGACTCTACTTGGACTATGAATAGTGAGTAGACAATATCCCCTGGATAGTACGTATGGCAGATTCAAAGATTTGCTAATCCGGATGGAACTACCACAGCTTGGGGTAATATAATACGTCTAACAGGTGCTGATGGCAAAGATGGAGAGGATGGTAACAGTATAGAATTCTTGTATGCTCGTAATGCTACCGGTTAGATACCAGCTAAACCTGCTACTAATCAAGTAACAGATTGGACTGGTAAAGGTCCTGATGGTACTCAATGGTTTGATAATCCTCAAGGTGTTACAGCTAATCTTACTTATGAATACGTATGTCAGCGTTATAAGGATAAAACTACTCAGTTATGGGAACCATACTCTGAACCTGGTATATGGTCTAGATATTCTGAACGAGGTAAAGATGGTGATGGGTACGAATACATTTTCATAAGACAGTCTACTTGGAAATCACAGGGACAACTAAATCCTAGTACCGACCCAGTATATACAGCTAGTGGTAACATATATCCACCTGCTAATGTAGAATCCTCTGCATATCAAACAGATGACTATGTACCGGCAGGATACACAGATAATCCTGAGACAGTTACAGAATCTATAAGATATCAATATGTATGGGCTAGAAAGAAGAAAGATGGTAAATGGCAAGCATGGAAAAATGGTTCTTTGTGGACTAATTATGCAGTAGATGGAGAACAGGGTGAACAGGGAACTCCAGGATAGAATGGACACAGTATAACCGTAAGTGGAGCACCAGGTTCAATAAGATCTAGATTAGGTTTCTTACAAACTACTAACTGTACATTGTCAGCTATAGGTACTGGCTCTTCTGGTGTTACTACTAAGGTGAGTGGTATTTTCTCTGCTTACTATAGATCTAGTACTAGTGGTAGCTGGTCTAAGATTGACAGTGGTTCAGGAACTAGGTATCAGTTAAGCTGGTCTTCTGGATTATCTGCTGTATAGTTCTGGTTCGGATTTAGTACTGATGTAACTCCAAGTCCAACAGGATAGTATAACATATGGAGTGTAGAAGTACCTGTAGTGTATGATGGAAAAGATGGATAGGACGGTCAAGATGGTGCAGATGGATCAGCAGCAGATGCTAAGTATACTATCATGAGAGATTGTGGATACTGGAATTCATCTACATATTATTATAGTGATAAAGCTACTTCTGCTATGAATTCCTCAGAGTATACTAAGTATTAGAATTACTAGAATATGTACGTACAAGATTATGTTACATACTAGGGAGTTACTTATTTAGCTCTTAGAAACCATAGTAACGTTGCTCCTCCTAATTCTACATACTGGTAGACTGCATCTAAAGTAGTAGCATTAACAGTGAACAATCTATTAGCTAATCATGCTAAGCTCGGAGAATTTAACTTCAGTAACAATGTATTTACATCCAGTAACGGTAAGCTATCTATGAATAGTAGTACTGGACAGCTTAATTGTACTAACGCTAATATAACAGGTGCAATTACTGCAACTAGTGGTACGTTTACTGGCACAGTTAATGCAACTAGTGGTACGTTCAATAATGTAACTGTGCAAACTGGTAGTATAGGTGGATTTAGAATATCTGGAAATGCATTAGTAAATAATGCTACAAACGCTAGCATACAATTTGCATTAACAGGCAGTCAATTCATACAAATCAATAATAGTTCTTACAGCGCGTTACTAAGCGTACGTAAAGATGGTGGTACAGCAATCAGTGCTTCTGCTTATGGATCTAATTCTACTGCTATTGCTGCTATTGCTCAGGCGGGATATCCTACTACTATTAATGCGATTGAGTCTACTGGTTCATGCCTGTTTACAACTAGAGACACTGAGCGTGTAAAAATTATGGGGTTATGCGTTAATGTAGTGACTATAACTAGTTCTTATTCAGCTAAAACATGTGATGACCTTATAGTATGTAATAATACTAACGATATTACTATTAGCCTTCCTTGGGGAACGTTTTACAGTGGTAAAATAATTTATATAAAATCTATTAATACAGGTAACTGGACTGTTAGCGGAGGTATCCGTAATGCGGATAAACGAGAAACAAAATATTCTTCTAAGTTCACAGATAACAAGTTTAGAGGTTTTATGTACGATGGTAGTTATTGGAACGAATTATTCTTTTCTGCTTAATAAATTTATAATTATGAAAATTAATTTTAGAGAATTAAAAGTATACACAAGTTTGGACAAAACATAGTCTGTCATAGTAGATTCTGCGAAAGAGATATCAGACGGAATCTATAAAACGTCATAGGGTATTGCTGGATACGCATTAGCTCTTAAATTATATAACAGCAAAGGGGAAGAAGAGTACACTGATGAAGAGTTTGAAACTATAATGGACTATGCCACTAAGTATGGTACTCCATTCTTCATAGATGCACTACAAAGACTAAAAGAAGATGAAAAATCTAATGATTCAGAATCAACTGAAGTTGATGAGTGATAGAGAATTGCTAGAGGGCATCTATACGATGCTCTTAGCAGTTATGCAAGAACAATATATAAGTGATAGTAAGCAGCTAGGCATTAACATGATAGCTGATATATTAGTAGATAACATATCTAGAAATAGAGAAAGGCGTTAGAATAATGGATAGAAACTAGCTAATACAATAGCTGAGTAAGTACTTCAATATTAAGGAACTAGTATGCCCGCATTGTTACTCTAAGTTTGGAGATAACTCTTGGTAGTTTATTAGTACAGAGTTACTTAGTACTCTATATATACTCAGAACTAAAGTAATTAATAAACCTATGGTAGTAAATACATGGGCTACTGGTGGCTAGTACTCACAAAGAGGTTTAAGATGTAACATGTGTCAACTAGTAAAGAGTAAGAATAGTATATACTTATCAGCTCACTGCCTTAGTAAAGCCGTAGACTTTCATGTACCTGGTATGGATGCAGAAGCTGTTAGAAACCTTATAAGAACTAACATAGACTAGTTTGAGTATCCTATAAGAATAGAGAAAGATGTGAATTGGGTTCATGTCGATAATTACTAGCAAAAGGGCTCTTCTAACAAGCTTTCGGAGTTTGTAGGGTAAGTTAATGGTATAAATAAAGAAAGTGTCTTAAAACGCCTTAAAATGCGTCATTATGGAAAAACAAACAATATTATATAATATATTATATGTTGATTAGAAAGCTAAGAATCTAATACCAGAAGTAGTAGATGCTTGGAATATGACTCCTCACAGATTTAGTAAAGCAGGAGAAACAGTATCGTTAAAGTTAAATGATACAATAGAAGAAATTAAAGGTTACAGTACTTCAGACTTTGTAGATATAGATGTTACTCGAGACTCTATAAAGATAACACTGCAGCCTAATACTACTCAAAACTCTAGAGAAGCTAGAATTCTATTGAGTATAGGAGGTGGTGACTACTATGCAAAGTTATTGAACTTTGTAATACATTAGAATTAATAATTATAAAATATACGTATATGGTTAAAATTATTGAGAGCTATACAGCTCCAAATCCGAGAGAATACACATATTGGGTAGACTTAGCTAGTGATCCTAATAAAGGCGTTATTAAATACTTTAAAGGTAACGGCAAATGGGCAGCAGTAAATGATCAGACTAATGACGATTAGTCTAAAGATATTGCACAGCTTACTACATCAGTAAATGAACTAAGTGCTAATAAAGTAGATAAAGTAAGCGGCAAGGGATTGTCTACTAATGATTATACTACTGCTGATAAAAATAAACTTGCAGGACTGACAAACTATAATGACGCAGCTATCAGAAAACTTATTACAGATTTAACCGCTAGAGTTTCTGCATTGGAAACTCCAGCTGCATAATATATGAAGTATGGATACAGTAAGATTTTTTGCTGCTAATACCCAACCTAACCCAGTAGAAGTTGACTACTGGGTTGACCTTTATGATAACCCTTATGGTGGTAGCATTAAATATTATAATGGTACAGAATGGGTAAGATTAGCAGCTTCTGGAGGTATTCCAGATTTAAGTAAGTACTATACTAAAGTACAAGTAAACTAGTTACTTAATGATAAAGCTAGTGTATAGTCGGTTGAAAGTAAAGTAGATGATGAAGAAGTAAAAGATGTGATTAAGAATATTACATTTAGAACTTCTAATCCTAATGAAGTACAAATGGTACTCGCAAAATATGATACTACCACTGTTGCTATATCATTACCTAAAGCTAGTGATGTTTCTGCTGGTATAGTTACTTCTGATGATTTTAAAGACTTTGTTAAGCAAGTAGATTTTCAGCAATTATATCAAGAACTATATGATAGTAATAGCAGCATAATGAATGCTATTAATGATATAAAAGCTAAATATCAGAAGAAATTAACAGCTGGTAGTAATATAAAAATATCTGACGATAATGTTATATCAGCTACTATTTCTGTTGAAGGTGGAGATATAGATATCGACGGTATTAATAGTAAAATAGATGAGTTAACTAGTAAGTTGCAAGAGGAAGTTACTAGGTCTACTAATACTGATAATAAACTTACACGTGATTTGAGTGCTGAATCTGCTACTGCTAGAGCTGCTGAGAAAAAGAATGCTGATAATATCGCTAGCAATACTCAAGCTATTCAGAAAGAGGTAACAGATAGAAATGCTGCCATTAAGGTAGAGACTGACAGAGCTACTGCTGCTGAAAACAAACTAGCTAGTGACATTGTTGCTACAGTTGAAACAGAAAAAGATAGAGCAGAAGGTGTAGAATAGGTTATAATTAACGATTTAGCCGAAGAAGTAACTAGAGCCAAAGCAGCTGAGCAAGCTAATAAGACTGCTATAAATAAAGAAGTTACTGATAGACAATCAGCTATTGCAACTGAAGTAGATAATAGAAATGCAGCTATAGAAGTCGAAAAACAAAGAGCTCTCAAAGCAGAAACTGCATTAGATTCTAAAATTGCTACTCACACTAATGAAATTAATACTGCTTTAGCAACTAAAGCTGATAAATCTACTACTTATAACAAAACAGAAGTAGATAGTAAAGTAAGCACTATTAATCAAACTAAACAAGATAAACTTACAGCTGGTTCTGGAATTAAGATTGAAAATAATACTATAAGTTCTACTCTTGATGTGCAATTGTATAAAATAGTTGATTCTTTACCTACTTAGGATGTAGAACCAGGTAAGATTTATTTAGTATTAAGTGAGACATCTACTGAATCAAATAAGTATACAGAGTATATGTATGTTAACAATGAGTGGGAAATCATAGGATCTTATACTGCTAATGTAGATCTTAGTGGTTACTTAACTAAAACAGACGCAGCTAGTACTTATCAATCTAAGGGTAATTATGCATTAAAAACTGAAATACCAGATGTATCTACAAAGGCAGATACTTCATATGTTAATACACAGATACAAACTGTAAATACTGAAATAAATAAGAAAGCAAATAAAGCTGACTTACATGCTGTAGCTACATCTGGTAATTATAATGATCTTACTAATAAGCTTAAAGCAGGAAGCGGTGTAACTATTACTAGTGATAATACTATCAACACTAGTGTAGATTTATCAGGAGTTACTAATAGTATTAGTGAACTTGATAGTAAGATAGAAGCTGAGATATCTAGAGCTACTATAGCAGAGTCTAATAAAGTAGATAAGATAGTAGGTAAAGGTCTTAGTACTAATGATTATACTACTAATGAAAAGAATAAACTAGCTGGTATAGCTAGTGGAGCAGAGGTAAATGTACAATCTGATTGGAATCAAACTGATATCAATTCAGATGCTTATGTTAAAAATAAACCCGTAGCTGCTACTACTAGTAAGGACGGTTTTATGTCTGCTGCTGATAAAACTAAATTAGATGGCATTGCAGAGGGAGCTAATGCTTATACACTACCAGCAGCTACAGCACAAGCACTAGGTGGTGTTAAAATAGGTAGTAATATAACATTAGCCAATGGTGGTGTTATAAGTCTCACTAAAGCTAATGTTACGTCAGCGTTAGGGTATACACCAATTGAAAGTGTAGATACTAGTAACTTTGTTACTTTGAACAATGATCAAACTATTAATGGAGCGAAGCTTTTTACTAGTACTATTAAAACTAATTCAAATCTTTTGTCTGACTCTAAAGACTTTACTATAATTAATCAGTTAAGTGATACTTCAACTCCAAAGATATCTTTTAGAGTTGCTAATTCTGGCGGATCTGTAACTTATTTTGCACAAACGACAGATTTCTCAAATAACAATAATAGAAATCTTGGTAATACAGTTAATAAATGGGGTACATTATATGTTAATTGCGTTGAATCTAGCACTATAGTTAACTCAGGTCTTATATTGTCTAATAGTTTTTAGTCAAATGTTCCAACTGGTACTGCTCCGTTTACTTGTAACTCTTAGACTTTGTGCACTAATTTAAATGCTTAGTTTTTCAGTGGATTTAGATGGCTGTAGCACGGATATAATACATATAACAACCAAGATTCTGTACAAACAACTAAGACTACTGAGTGGTATGTAGATATAGAGTATACTTCAGCACAGTGGACATCATCCTAGTTTAGAACAGTGCTTGAAGCAAACTATGACGGTCGATATGGTAAATGTTATATAACAACAACTGGTCTTAGTAGATAGTTTATTGCAAATACTACACATCATGGTAATATCAACTTTATAGCAATATGTTGCTCCAGTGTTGATGGCGTACCTCATACGTATGTTAAGCTTAGAGGTTCCACAAATGCCAACATAACTGTATATTGCAGCACCAAATTCACATTAACCGAACTAACTGAAGCTCCTAGTGGAGTTGTATTCAATGATATTAAACCTGGGGCATACGTAAATGAAGATGTAATTGTAAACGGAATCTTAACAGCTAAATATGGTGTTACAGGTAACAGCTCTACGGCTACTAAACTCCAAACAGCTAGGCAAATTAACGGTACTAACTTCGATGGTACTGATAATATTACAACATCTAAATGGGGTACTAGTAGAAACTTAACTATTGGCAAGACTACTAAAGCTGTAGATGGTAGTAATGAAGTAAGTTGGTTGACTAGTGAAATAGCAGATAATGCTACTACTACAACAGATGGATGGATGAGTAAAGAGGATAAGCAGGCTATATCTAGTATGAGTAGTGATTTCTACGGAAGAGAACAAGTAACTGTATAGCTTAAGAAAGGAAGTACTAACTTCGCTGGTAGTATAACAATTAAGAACAAAGACAACAATGAGGTTATTGCTACATCAACTACTGGTAACCTAACAGCTAGGATAATATATGGTGTTAAATATGTTATTAGTGTTCCTGATGTGGAGGGTCATTATTATAATACCGTATTAGAGTATACCGCTAGTCAGTTAGTAAGAAATATAGATGTTGTATACAATGCCTTAGTTATAAATACGATAACTATAGATATGACTATAACAGATCCAGCTACGATGATATCTGGTGACGTTAATGGTTCAGTAATATAGAATATACGTAATAATACTCATAGATATGCTGCTAAGGATGCTGTATCAGGCACTATAACTATATGTCAGTTAGATGATAGTAATTCAAATTTGTTCCACAGTGGAGAGAGTTCAACTAGTGAACATTTTGACAGATTTGTAAGGATACCTAGATTTTATTACAAAGTTGATGATACTAATCCAAATATTTAGAAGATTTCATTTTGTATGAATAAACCTGATAATACATGGCAAGAATGGGATGGTAACGATCTAATTGGTTGCTATGAAGGTTTCGTTGATAGTACAATGTTACACAGTTGGTCTGGTGGCGATTCTGCTGGTGGTCTTTCTTGCACTGATTTTAAAAATTATGCTAGTTATAGAGGTACTGGTTATAGATTAGTTACATGGCAACAGCACTGTATGGTAGCTATATTATTCTATGCTATATATGGTCATACTGACTGTTAGGCAAAGGTAGGAAGTGGTACTTCAAGCTATACTAAAGCTACAGGACACACAGACTCTATTGGTATGGCTGATACAGTAGCTGGAGGTAACGGTAATACAGATAGTATAAACTTCTTAGGATTAGAAAACTGGTGGGGTAACAAATACGAGTTTATAGATAACATCAGATTTAATTACACTACTGAAGTGTCTCAACCTAATTTCTCAATACAGGAATACGATGGAACTTGGAGACACGTATAGGTTGGAACTAGTGCTAGTGGCTGGAAGTATCCTGTTAAATTACGTATCGGAAATAAATTGGATATGATCCCATTTAATATCAGAGAAAGTAGTGGTAGTACTACTACTGGATTCTGTGACGGACAATATTATAGTACTTCGACTAATAGTGTAGTTTTGCGTTCTTACAGCAACTCGTATGCCTATGGGGGTGTGACTTACTTGGCTATGAACTATTCGGATTCGTATGCCAACTCGTTCTACGGTTCCCGTCTTGCCTTCAGAGGTAATATAATAGAGGAAAAAAATGTACAAACTTTCTTAAGCTTGTAATTATAAACATGGGTAGAGGTTCGCAGGAAACTAGTAGTTTTGCGTTCTTACAACAACTCGAATGCCAATGAGAGTGTAGCTTACTTGAATACGAACAATTCAGATTCGAATACCAACTCGAACTACAGTTCCCGTCTTGCAAACAGAAACGCAGTCAGAACTAATATAGGCTATCAAGAAGCCTAGCGAACCGAGCCTTACTAAACTTTCTGAAATACTGAAAGAAGTAAAAAATCACGTGCGTGCCATCATGCGTTTGGTAGGTTAATTCTCGAAGAAGGTAGATGGCGAAACTGAAGGAAATATGCGTAGAGAAGGATATATCATAGAAGAAATAATAGAATACTCTAATATGCTAGATAGCTTCAAGTATGTAATGAGAACCAACAAGAGAAGAGAATCTCGAGCTGGCAGGTACTTGATGGAAAACTAGGACAAAGTAATAGAAGAATTACAGAATGAGATTTATAATACCACATTTAAGATATCAGGGTATAAACAGTATAAGTTGTATGAATGGGGGAAAGAGAGAGTAATACAAGCTATACCGTTAAGAGATCGTATCGTACTGAATGCAATTATGAGAGTAGTAGAAAAACATTTGGTAAAAAGATTTATTGCTGATTCTGCTGCTGGTCTTAAAGGTAGAGGATTGCACTACTTATTTAATAGAATGGTGCGTGATACTAAATAGAATCCTGAGCAAACTAGGTATGTATATAAAAGTGATATTCGTAAGTTCTATATGCGTGTAAGCTAGAAGATAATGATGGAAGTAGTTAGGAAGTACTTTAAAGACAAGAAACTTATAATCTTATTAGATAGATGCATCACAATGCTACCTGAAGGATTATCTATAGGACTAAGAACTTCTCAAGCTCTTGGTAACTTACTGTTAAACTATTATGTAGACCACAAATTAAAAGATCAACTTGGCGTCAAATATTATAGAAGATACTGTGATGACGAGCTGTTTCAAGCAGCTACTCCGCATGAATTAACTCCGATAATAAATACCCTGAAATAGTGTATATCAGATGCTAAATTAGACATAAAACCTAACGATTAGGTTTATAGTATCAATAACAGAGATATAAACTTTTTAGGATATAGAGTGTTCGGAGATGGTAAAATATTAGTTCGCAAAAGAATTAAAAAGAAATTTGCCAGAAAAATAAAGAAAATTAAGAGCAATAAAAGAAAGAGGATGTTAGTAGCTTCATTCTATGGAATTGCTAAGCACGCTAACTCTGGTCACTTATTCAAAAAAGTAACAGGAGTGAGTATGAAATGGTTCCAAAAACATGGACCAAACGATATGTATAAATATAAGAAAGTTAAATAAGTAAGCCATGAATAGAAATTACGGAGCAACAGATATTAAGTATGCAGAATGTATAAACTACAAATTGAACAAGTGGAGAATAAGATGGGATATACAACCAGAATATGAAACAACTGATGAAGGAGATAATGTACAAAGAGGAGTATCATTTCTAGAAACAGAATTCAATCACAAGCCTTCCTTATAGGAAGTAAAAGATGCAGTTTTGAACTGGTACAATGAGTAGATCAACCAAAAGATATACTCTGGATTCACATGGAATAATATGCCAGTATGGTTATCTACAGAGAATCAATTTAACTACAAAGCAGCATTTGACTTAGCTACTCAAACCGGTGGTAAATCATTGCCTGTCACTTTTAAATTCGGAAGTACTAATAATCCATAGTATTGGTAGTTTACTTCAGTAGAAGAATTAGCTGATTTTTATCAGCGAGCTATGCAGTATGTCACTACTGTATTGAACGAAGGATGGGCTTTAAAAGATTCCCTGAACTGGGATGTATACAGTACTGAGTTAGATAGTTAAAAAGAGCTATTAGAATTCCTGTATATGCTTTTACTTATGGTAACTTATGTATACAGGAATCGTTTTATCAGTAAATGTCAAAGGTATTTTTCAGATGCTAGCAGTAAACAAATATTATTGTTAGCATTTTAATTTCAGAAAATTAGAACTGTGTTAAGTAGAAGTGAATAGATAATGAACCTTGCTAGACGTATATTTGCTAACGGATATCAATCTATATTAGGTTGGTGTACTGGAGTTGCAACTATAATAGCACCAGCTGTGCCATTGATAGGCACCGCGTTTCTGTTCATAATATTAGACTTAATCTATGGATATAAAGTATATAAGAAGTTTACTGGTAGTAAAAGTATAGAATCTTGCAAACTATGGAATACCTTAGAAAAACTTATGTTCGCTGTTATAATGATAGCAGGGTTCACGTTACTAGATAAGTTTATATTTATGACATACGCAGACCTGGTACTAGCTAAAGTTGCAGCAGGAGCCGTATGTTTTGCAGAAATAATATCACTTCTAGAATCTAGGAAAGCATTAAAACCGGATTCTATAATAACAAAACTATTGTCTAAGATAATAAAATCTAAAGCAGAAAAATATCTTGATGTAGACATTTCAGACATAATAGAGGACCAAAAGAATAATAATACTATTACAAATGATGCCAATACTGATAAGCTTAGCAAAAAGTAAGATTTTAAAAGTTGTCAGTTGGTTTAAAAAGTATTACAAAATAATAGCAGTGTTTATCATATCGATACTCACTGCTATTTTGTTTTATCAACATAACTAGCTGCAAAAAAAAGATCTTGAAATAACTAGGGTAACTAACAATTATGAGTTTTATATGCAGCAAACCGCGGACAAGGCTGCTCAAAATTAGGTGTTATAGCTTACTTTAGATGAATATAAAGAAACCAAAGATAGCTTAATATAGAAGATAAAAGCTACATAGAAGAAATTAAAAATCAAGGAGAAGGAGTTATCTCAAGTGCAGATATAGGAGTAGAAAATAGTGCATGACACTACTGTAGTAGTCAAATCAAATGACTTTAATGTGGAAATCAAACCTAATAGTCTTACATCAATAATCATAAGTAAAAAAGATACTCTCCTTAAACATCATCTAGATATCAGAAATTCTCAAACATTATTTGTAGGCCCTAAGAAGGTATACAAACGTTAGTATAAGAATTGGTTCTAGAGACTCCTTCACTTTGATTTTAAAAAACGAACTTATTATAAATACCAAATAGATAACAGCAATAAGTTAATTAGAATTGAAAATACTAGAATAGTTGAATTATCAAAATAAAAAAATGGGAATTATTCAAATTCCCATCTATATCCGCCAGCTGTGAAAGCCTTATGATTACAACACAAACCTATTGATGAATGGCAAATACCTAGCTCTGTTTCTACAGCCTTGGCGCTAGCCCATCTGTTGAGTAGTGCTCCGTCACTACTGAATTGTAATATTGGCTTACAGCGAGGTGCGCTTCTCCTAACTATAGTAGTGCCATAATTTATATTATATTTAGGAGTACACCATTCAAGATTATTCGCAATATTATGTAACTTGTTCTCATCTATATGGTTTACCTCTTTGTAATTATTAATGTTAGGTATGAAAGCTGAAGCTACTAGTCTATGCACGTACTCTAGCTTTCTTTTCTTACAGTTGTACAACATTACCTGCGCATATCCGCTATTAGATTTGTACTGCTTTAAGATTTTATACTTCTTTTTGTTGTATACAGATCTAACGTTACCAAGATTACTTATTTGGTACAAGTTATTATAATTATCGATATATTTCCAAACTTCTTTCATATGTGTATACTTATTGTAATTATAATAACGCAATTAAGTTAAACAAGTTAGATGGATATTAAATCAAGAATAAAAACAATAATCAATATAATTATTACTATGAGAGAAAGACTAAGAATAGAGCGTCATGAAGCTATGTACGGTCCTCACTTTAATGAGGAAAGTGCATTGAAAGCAGTTTCAAAGATGGAGAATGAAGATGGTTCTCGTGGAGAGCATTGGAATCTGGAAGAAACTACTTCAATAGCCAATCAATACGGAATCAATCTGAAAAGTGAAAAGTTTAACAAATATGATTGGTATGTTGCTCTCAATATGGTACGTTCTGATTACTATCGTGCAGTGGTAGGTATAACAAATGGAGATCACATTAAGAGTTTTGTAGAACTCGCCAAAGCCTGGATTAATGATAAAGACATTGATGAAGGAAAGATGTGGTACTACTATTGTTATATTATGTGTGACAAACTTCGCAAGGAATGTAAAGCAGCTATGTTGCTAGAAGATGAAGATGACGAAGAAGAGGAATACAGATATGCACGTGGTGGTAGAGGACGTGGAAGAGGTATGAGAGGAAGAATGGCTCACTTCGGTTATGGATACGAAGAAGACGACGATGAGTACTTCGAACGCGATCGCGAACGTGAACGCTAGGAAGAAATGATGCGCAGACGTGATCCAATGCACGATATGCGTGAAAGAAGAATATCAAGATATTAATTAATCAAAAATTATAAACTATGTACGAACCCGAAAAAATTTATGTACAAAACGCTGGCGGTATTGACGCAGGCGTAGCTGCTTTAATGCAGAATGCAAACAAAGGTAGTATGGACCCAGCTGCTCTGATGGCTATGATGAATAACAACGGAATGGGCGGTAACGGTGGTTGGTGGTGGATTTGGATTATCCTCATCTTCTTCTGCTGGGGTGGATTCGGAGGTAATGGTTTCGGTAGAGACGGTAACGCTGCTGGACGTTTAGCTTCTGAACTGAACACAGATGCTAACACCAACTTGTTAATGCAGGCAATTAACGGTAACAAAGACGCTATTAGCTCTTTGTCTACTACTTTGAACTGTGACGTAACATCTATTCAGAATGCTTTGAGTCAGATTAATTCTGGTGTAAATCAGATTTCTTGTGACTGCAAATTGTCTAGCTGTGAAGTTATAAATGCCATTACTTCAGGTAATGCTAACTTAGCTTCTCAATTGGCTAACTGCTGCTGCCAGACACAGCGTTCTATTGATTCAGTTAACTTGAATTTAACTAAGATGGATGCTGATAATCGTTTGGCTATCTGTCAGCAAACTAATAGCTTGCAAAATGCTATTACTGGTGGTTTCAATAACTTAATGACAGATAATGCTGGTAAATTCAATGTAATTGGTGCTAAGATAGATGCGCAGACTCAAATGATTAATGACAAGTTCTGTCAACTTGAAATGCGTGAAATGCAGAATAAGATAGATACATTGCGTGCTGAAAAGTCAGCCTTAGAATTAGGTCTATCACAATCTGCTCAAACTGCTAATATTGTTAACCAATTGCGTCCATGTCCAGTTCCAGCTTATTTAACATGCAACCCGTTCGGATGTAACGGTGGATTTACTGGTTACGGTTACGGATATAACGACGGTTGCGGTTGTGCTTGCTAATAAGAAAGGAGGTAATTATGTTTAACCCTTTCTTTAATCCTTATAGAATAAGACGTATTGATCAAGGTGGCATACCTACTCTTGATACAATATTCTCCAATGTAGACACTACTAATAACACTGTTACATATGGTATATGCCCATTTCAGTGGAGACAGCTACCATGCAGAGGTTTAATATTGTTAAATATTAATCACACTGCTACTGGTGCAACAGATGGTTCATTAGTATCTGTAGCTACTTCTGTTAGTTCTAGCTAGGTATCATCTAATCCAGCTAGTGTAAATACTAACAGTGGTAAACAGCTACTTAATGGCTCTGGAGATCAAATGACTACAGAAGAAATATCAACTGGTAACAGATATTTAATATATTATGACAAACGTACTGGAGTATTCCAAACTATAAATCACATTGTAGCTCCAGCTACAGCGTAAATAAAATAACAAAACAGGGCTATCTTAATGGTAGCCCTTTAAACCAATTCATTATGCTATTCAATCAATTAAAAATTGGAGATCACGTCCACGTATTAGAAGTATTAGGTACTTTTAAAAAGACTACTGTATACAGTCTAGGTTCTATTACTTAGGTTTCAGGTCCTTATGATGAGCCTTTACCTCAAGGGTAGTTTGCTTTACCAGGACAAAATAGGAGAAAATTAGTAGATATATACGTTAGTTGTAACGGAGAGTCGAAAAAACTATCAGTACCTCAAGATAAGTCAATCATTAATGATAATTCTATTGGGCTTACTATAGCAACAGATAAAACAGAAATAGCCAATATGGTTAGATAGAATTATAATGAATTCAAAGCTAAGAAAGAGGCTGCTGCTAAATATGATGAAGAAATGGAAAAGTGCAAAGCTATCTTAGATTAGTTAGATGCTGAAATAGAACCACAAATTACTGCACCGTAGATAGACAATAGTAAAGAAATAAACGATATTAAAAATGAGATAACTGACATTAAGAATACTATAGCTGAAGCTAAGAAGATGTTTATGGGAGGATTACCAAAACCACCAATGATGAATTTCCCAGTTCCTCAGAACAAGTAAGATATTTAAGGTAGACACAAAGTCTACCTTTTTTATTATAATTACTTTTAAGAACAGCTATTAGTTATTCTGTAGGAATGTACTACTCATATATTAAAATCGTACAGTAAGCCTTAAAATGCGTTTAAACACTATTATAATTATAATTAATACGTATTAATATGACTCTAAATGAACTCTGTGATGATATCTTACTTGAAGCTCGTAATAATCAAATTACTGAAAGTGAGAAACTAAGTAAGAGACAAATTGAAATATGGATAAAAACATACAGAGCCTATCTATTAAAATAGAAATTAGATAAGGGGGAGAGACTAGACTAGATATTCTACTAGACTGTTAGAATGCATCTAGATAAAGTCTAGAATGACTATGGTCACTCCGAGTATGTTGGAGATAAAGAATTACCTACTCTATTAGGCACTAAGTTAACTACATCTATAATAACAGTAAAAGACGCCTTTGGTAATATAATACAGATAGGATCTGAAACTAAGATGAAATTTCAGAAGTATAGAAAGTATACATGCAAAGATTACATTGCTTACGTAAAAGGTAATAAAGTATATGTAGAAGGAGATGCTAATCAGCTAGAATACATAGATGTAGAATTTATAGCTGAGGATCCTACTGAAGATAAGTTATGTTATGATCCAGATAAGGACGAGTACCCATTGCCAGCATATATGTGGGGAGCTGTAAAGTAGTTGATATTCACTAAAGACTTCCTTACTATGAGATAGCAAATATCTGATGTAACAAATGATTCTAAGGATGATACACAGAATACTATTAACCCTAATGTAAATAGAAGTATAAGACGATGAATGAACCTAATAAGTCAGCTAACAAAACAGTCTCTTATACTATTCCTTCATTTTATAATAACTATCTAAATAGCATCGAACCAAATACAGTATACGATATACCATACAGTCTGTATCGGTAGATAGTAACAGAATATTTCTAGTATATAAGAGATGAAATATTAGAGAATAGTAAGCAAGTTAAACTACCATATAGATTAGGATCGATACAAATAGTAAAACACAGACCAAAACATTATGATGGTAGAAGCTTAAGAATAGACTATAAGTCTACAAAGGAATTAGGTAAGTTAGTATATTTAACAAATGACCATTCAGACTGGTACAAGTATAGACTGCATTGGAATAAATAGGAAATGTTAATACCAAATAAGAGCAAATACTAGCTTATTTTAACTAGGGCTAATAAGAGGTATTTGGCATAGCTGATAAAAAACAAGATACACGATTACGAAGAAATTTAACTAGTATATAGTACTATGATATATAAGATGGTATCCTCTAAAGCTGTTGTTGCTAAAGTAATAGCAGACTTAGGAATGGATGAGGATAATATAAAAATAACAGATATTTAGGAATGGATAGGAGAAGCTGTGTCGAAGATAGGTTCTGTGAACTAGCTAGAGCATAAAGTGGTTAATATACCACTAAAAGGATATTAGGCTAAGTTACCATGTGACCTAGAGAGACTAAACACTGTAGCTTTTTCATTCTGTGATTGCGGTGGTTGGATCCCAATGAGGAAAACAACTAGCGCATTTAGTGTTTATAGCAAGTCATGTGATTAGTCTTGCTGTAAGATGTTAGTACAAGATGAAGCTCTTATACCAATGGTAAAGAACATGTTTAATCTTACTAATGATAGATAGGCGTTAGACAAGCTAAATAGTGATGATAACATTAGATCTACTTTAAGCGCTTTACTTAATTAGTACACAGTATGTAGTAGAAATGGTAAACTAGTTAGTACAACTAATAGTACTAACTTCAGTAATTCTTTACAGTATGATATAAAACCGGGATATATATTCTGTAATATACCAGAAGGATGGCTCAAAATATCTTATCACGCTACATATACTGATGACAACGGTATGCCGATGATTCCAGATATGCCTTCATATTTTGAAGCTATATACTGGTATGTAGCAATGAAATTGTTATATATAGAGTATTTCAGAGGCAATAAACCTTAGAATATATATCATGACGCTAAAAGCAGTTGGAACTTCTATAGGAAGCAAGCCTATGCTGAGTCATTGATGCCGAATGCTGATGAAATAGAAAGTATTAAGAATACTTGGCATACTTTAGTTCCAGAGCTAACAGAGCATGATACTTTCTTTAGTGTTATTGGAGACAGACAGGATATTTACAATTAGAACTTTAGTAACTTATGGAAATAAATAGTCAAGTAAATACTTTTGAAGGGGGTATGAATATGGATTCAGACATCAGTATGTTGAGAAATAATCAATACAGATGGGCTGAAAATATTCGTCTACTCACTGATAATGCTGGCACTACTGGAGTTCTATAGAATATAGAAGATGTAAGGCAGTATGAAAACGGTTTAAGCGTAACAGAAATAATACTAGGTACAGCTGTTACTAGATGGTATAATAGAATAAAAGATACAGTAGAAGAATGTGGAGTAGTAGTTACTAAAGAGTTATACGAAGGTAATTATATTAATAACATATATGCTGTAACAGACTTTGATAGTATAAAGCCCACATGGAATTTAGTTGTATCAGCAGAAATAGAGCTTACTAATAAAGTTGCTATAGTTACTAACTATGAAACAGAAAAGGTTAGTAAGATATACATATCAGATGGAGTAACTGCAATAAAGTGTATAAATATATCTAAAGATTATGGTACTAGTAAAGATAATCATATAACTGATTCTACTTACTTTGATTTGTTGCCTAGTTCTACTATAGCTCCGTTTACGCTTTACTCTATGATTGCTGGCAACCTACCTGCTGGAATGGTACAGTATTGTTATCAATTGTTTTCTACTCATGGAAGTGAAACGGCTACGTCTTCACTTAGTGCTATGATTCCTATCATATCTGATAATAGTAATAAGTCTAAGACAGTTAATGGAGACATTGAAGGCGCTATGACTGATAAGGGATGCTCATTGTAGGCTACATTATTTAATGATGGCAGATTTGAGAGGATAAGAATAATCAGTATACAATATACCGCTAATAATCAAATTCCTAGGATATATATAGTTAATGAATGTGACCTACCATAGTCAAGTTCAGATACAGTACAGTTTACATATAATGATAATGGTACTGGATATATGAGTGAGATAAGCATAGAAGAATTTAATGACTTAATACCGTTTGAATTCAACGCCAAGAGTATAGCTAAGGTAGACAATAGGTTATTTGCTTCTAACATCTAGGAACTTACGTGGGATGTAGACTATGACGCTAGGGCTTATAGATGTAATACAGATGGTATAGTAAAGTTGAACTCTAGTTTATCTGACAATATCGAATTACCACTTAGGGATATATTAAATTCAATGAATGATGTAATTATCCCAATGCAACACGATTGTATAAATCCAATGAACAGTTAGGTGGTATACCCTAACAATTCGGCAGATGAGTACGCATATGGTTTTGATGTTGAGCTAGACTCTGTGCAAACACAAGATGGGGAAGCTACAGCTAAGAATATAACTATTAGAGGAGGTAAAGGATTTAATATATCATACAGATTTGTTGTAGCAGATTTGATAGAATCGGATGCTACTACAGTATCGGATGGATCTGCTAAGCCATTTATAAAGTATAACCTAGAGCTAAGTTCTTCCAAGAAAAATACTAGTAGTATCCAACTTAGATGTCCAGAAACTAATACTATAGTATCTATATCTAATATAAACAATTCTGAATCTAGAATTAGGAACTACTGTGACCCATTCTATGTATCTAACTTCCTTGGATACTAGAGAGATGAGACATATAGGTTTGGTATAGTATTCTACAATAATAAGAATATACCATCTCCAGTTCACTGGATTGGAGACATAAGATTTCCGTCTGCTGATGTTCCAGGATACGAACCATTTACTTTTGGTGGAACAGTTGATGGTAGTGGAAATTATGAATTAGTATCTCACCCACTTGGTATTCAGTTTCAGGTAGCTAATATACCAACTGATGTTACAGCATACGAAATAGTTAGATGTGATAGAACATTATCTGATAGAACGGTTGTTACACAAGGATTGCTGAATAGGACAATAAGATACAACGGATGGGACTCTAATTTAGAAGGATATATATACAGTAGGCATACATTAGGGCCTATGGATAGAAGACCTACTATCATGCCAACATTTACATTAGTTGCTGATTCAGACTCTTCTAAGAAGACAGCTTTCGCTCAAGGATACTATGTGTATCATGAAAATAGAATGGAGCAATAGGAAAAATAGTGGCAGAATCCATTCGATACTAACGGAGTGTTTGACTTAGTAACTCCAGAGATATGTTTTAATAAAGAGAAGTCTGAATAGATTGTATAGGCAGGTTACAAAATAGTTCCGTTATATTGCGGTATGTGTGCTACTTATTGTAATGATGCTGATTACAAGCACTATAGATGTGGAATACCATTTACTGGAGTATTGAATAACACTAGTACTGAGTACAGGAAGAATCCATTCGGAGGAATTGTAAGTGGGTCATCCCATAAAGGAGATGGACCTAGGCTAGATCAAGGTGTATTTGACGGATATGAATAGAATGCTAGCGAAGAAGCTGGTGGTATATGTAAATACTATTAGTTCTTTAGCAAATCATACGCAAATTACTAGAAATCTAGCGATAGAATGGCATTTGATATAAATAATGCTATCAGTACCACCAATATATCTCCATATAATACGCTAGAAAGTGCTAAAGGATATGTGAACTATATAGACAAATACTCTTATGTTAACTGGTCTATAGGATCATATGAAGCATGGGGACCTCACGGAGTGAATATGGCGGTTACATGTGGTAGCATATATGATATGTATAATGGTATAAGTAGAACTCCGTATGGATCATAGTATTCTTATAACGCGGTGCTGTTCGTTAACATAAAGAAAACAGCTTCTTAGTATGGAGGTGATAGTTATGCTAACAGACAAAATTCAGTATATATAAGTACTAATACGTATGTAAAGCCAACATGGAGCAATTACAATAATCCAACATGTTTTGGTGGTGATACATACTTGGGAGTATTAGACTATTCACATACTTTACTATTCACTAAAAATATTCCAACTGATTATAATGGTTATAAAAGATATGTAGGATGTTATATTCCAGTAGAATCTAGTGTAAATGTCTACTATAGAAACGACTAGCATTTCAGTTAGGAGACTATACCAGCTGGTACTGACGCTTTAACTGGTTCTGCTAATATATACTATACTACAGATCCTGGAACCTTGAATACTGTATCTGCGCAAAGTACACCAATGTATGCATACAATGCTGCTTACTCTAGTTCTAGTACTAGTAAGAGTTATATATAGAAATCTATATACGCGGAAGACGATGTTAAGAGCTCGAATAGAATAACATGTTCAGAATTAAAGACAAATAATGAACAAACCGATAGTTGGACAAAGTTTAAGTTTGCTAATTATCTTGATGTAGACAGTTCTTATGGTCCTATAACTAACTTAAAAGTATTCAAAAACAGACTATACTACTTTTAGAATGGTGCTGTAGGTATTGCTTCTGTAAATGATAGATCGTTGATAACTGATAATAATGCAGGAGCTCTTGTTCTTGGTACCGGTGGAGTATTAACTAGGTTCGACTACTTAGTAACATTAAATGGAGATAGCATAGTAAATGATAAAAGTATAACTAATTCTGAGACTACTATTTACTGGTATGACTTGGATAAGAATGTTATATGTGCTCTTGGAGATGGATTCCACGAGTTGTCTAAAGTTAAATATGTATAGACGTATTTGAATAGACTTCCAGATAGAGCTAGAACAAATCCTGTATCATTCTATGATAAAAAGTACAATGAGGTGTGGTTTAGAATATATGACAGATCTTTAATATTCAATGAGTAGCTCGGGGTATTTACATCCTTCTATACTCATAATCCAAATTGGTTCTTTCCATTCTCTACTAGGTTAGTTACTATAAAGAATAATAACTGCTATTACTTACATAATATGTATGATGTTAATAGTGAAGTAAAAGAAGAGAGAGTATCATATGTAAGATTTGTAGTTAATAAAGATATGGCTTAGACTAAGGTATTCGATAACTAGTGGATGTTTGCAGACTTAATAGACCCTACTAGTGATGATGAGCATCGAATACTAAAAAATATTTACTTTATAACTAAAACACAAGAAACCGAACCTATTAATTGGGATGACATAGATCATAGAGAGGACAACTATAGATTTGCGATAGGTAGAGAAAAACAAAGCAATCCTAGCCAACAAGAACAGACGAATATGTCTTACGCTGGTAGAATGCGAGGAAAATATCTGATATGTAACTATACATTTGATTGTAATAATAACAAAGAGTTTAAGCTTCCCTATGTGAAGACGACTTATAGATATTCAATGTTATAATATGAAGAAAAAAGTAAGAGCGCCTAAATATGCATATGGCGTTGATTAGATAACTGACGCTATTGGCGCAGGATTAAATATGATAGGTAATGCAGCATAGGGAAACTAGGTTACTGCTGGAGGCGTATTATCTGGTATAGCTAGTGGTGCTATGGCTGGGTCATAGTTCGGAGTGCCTGGAGCTATAGTAGGTGGAGGACTAGGGTTAGTTACATCTACTATTGGTACTGGAGGAAGTGTAAATGAACAAACTGGTGAAGTAGTTAATCCTTCTGGTATAGCAGGACTATTTGGTCATAGCAAGAGATATTTATAGAACCGTGGAGCTAAGATAAAGAATGGTATACAAGCTAGATCCAATGCAGAACAAATAGCTTCTGATTACTATATGAATAACGGTTATAATAATTTATCACTATCTAAAGGTGGTATTGTTCCATCTACTATGGCTTACTTAGATGATGGAGAATTAATTAGAACTCCAGATGGTACAATAGGCTCAATACCAGAGGAAGGTAAACCAACTGATTCTAATTTACTTAATGTACCAATAGGAACTCAGGTACTAAGTGACAAGTTAAAAGTTCCAGGAACTAAAAAGACATTTGCTGAAATGGGAAAGAAATTAATGAGAAAAGCAAAAGAAGGTGGTGACATTTATGCTCAGAATAGTAAGAGATTAAATGAGCTTAACAATCAACTAGCTTATCAAGAACTATTAGAATTACAGGAGTCAGTAAAAAACAAAGCTTCTAATAAAGCCAATAAGTATAGTAAAGGTACAGATAGTAGTGGTATTTCACCTAGAATTAAACCTTACAAATATAATACTAATATGAGTAAATTCCCATATTGGGACAGTAACACAAATAATTATAAACCTGAATATCTTAATTGGGTAAATAACATCACAGACCAGGATATAAAAGATATATATAGTGGTAAATATGGTGATATGTCTACTTATTTAGGTAAGAATAAAGGAGTAATACCTACTGTGCAAGAAGCTAAAGCTTTGATGACGGATAAAAAGTATGGAGACTGGCATAAAATTGGGCAAACATTTGCTACAGCTAAAAGTAGAGAGTCTCAAAACATTCCTAATAAAACCAGATTTGGTAGAAACACTCAAGACTTTAGTAGAACACCTATTACAGTGAATGCTCCAATAGGTAATGTAGATTCTTCTAATGAAAGAGGATATTATTTTAATTACACTGGTAACCCTGGTAAAATAAATGTTAATAGAAAATTAACTCCGTCTAGTGCAGGAGTATAGGACTCAATAGCTCCTGCTAATTTAGAAGGGTTAATGAGTAACCTCGCTGCTTTAGCTGGTCCTATAGGTAATATATCAGTAGGTAGACCAGAACAAGTAGATACTTATACATATGATCCAGTTTATGGACCTACAGAATATAACATAGATCCTTTACTTAATTAGATTGCTTCTAGTGATGCAATAGCAAGATACAACATGGCTAATGTAAATCCAAATACAGGGGCTAATATGGCGTTTGGTATACAATCGGCAGTTAATAGAAATAATGCAATAGCTAATGCATATTCTCAAAAGAATAATGCTGAAAATCAGATGGCATTTAATAATGCTCAAATAGCAAATCAGTGGGGGCAACAGTACGCTAATGCTAGACATGTAGCTGCTGTAGAACAGGCGTAGAATGACGCTACAGCTAGAAATATACGTAGGAAAGGTCTTGGTGATTTGTCTACAAGATTACAAGCGATTAGTAAGGATAAACGTTTAACGAACAGAGATCAGGCTATGCTAAATGCTATGCGCCCATATTTAGATTATGGTATGACATCTCAACAATTAAGTGAATTATACAGTAAATTAAGTTATGGTAGTTAATAGATTTGATAAACCGATAGAAAGTGAGTATATTAGCTAGTATACTCCTATACCTTTTGAATAGTTGTACGCTATAGGAAAGGCTAACAACGATAAAGTAGATAAAGCGTACTAGGACTTAGGAAGTCAGCTTAGCAAATGGGCAGAGTTTAGATCGCCATCAGCTGTAGATACTAAAAGATTCTATGACTTAACTACTGGAGCAGCGTAGAGTATAGTTGATAAGTTAGCTACTAATCCAGATTTGATAAAGACAGCAGAAGGCCGTTCTATGATACAATCGTTCATAAATACTAGACCTTATGCGGAACTAAGTTAGTTACAGCAGAGTAGAGAAGGATTACTACAAAGGCAAAAAGCAAATCAACAATTGATGCTAAATGGCAAATACAACCCATTGTGGCACGATGTTGATTTCACTAATTATGATACCTTGAATAGTGGAATATATAATGACGTAGCTCCTTTAGCTTATAAATCAGAAGTTGATTTAGTAAAGTCGTATGTAGACAATCTGAAACCTGGCTTCATTAGATCTGATGGCAGCTATGACTATTCTGGAGTATCAACAAATAGGACAGATGAATAGGTAGCCAAGAATATTTCTTCAATATATAACACTCCAGAAGCTTAGATGCATATAAATGCTTTGATAAAGCAAGGGTTTTCTCCGAATGAAGCTAAAGCTCTATTTACTGATAGAGTATACAGAGCTGGTAGAGAATTTGCTTATGAGAATAGAGAAGCAAATGAATACGCTAAGCTTGGTTATAGTAATAGATTGAAGAATGGTAATACTACTGAAAGTGGTGGGCCTTGGTATCTAACTGATTCTTTAGAGTATTCAGGATTACGTAAGTTTAATAATGCTAGGAACTCATATTTGTCTAACAATCCTAACTATGAGAAACTGAAGAAGGATCTTAATAGTGGTGATCCATTACTTTAGGAAATGGCTAGTAAGCAACTTAAATCACTAGCAGAAAATGCTACTCCTAATAGTATGTTTAGAGATATTATAAGTAAGTATGGAACTCAGAAAGACGGTAAGTTAGAGATAACTAATGCTGATATTGACTATGCTGTTAATGATGTGTTTAACAATTTCGGTTATACTATTCGTAACTCTAAATTGAACGATTTACTTAGTAGTACTATACAAGGTATAACTGAGCAGGAATAGACAACTCCTCTAGGTAAGCGTAAGGTTATATCTGGCGGTGAGAACTTAGATTTAATGTCAAGAGTGATATCAGAAATAGCTGGATTTGAACCTACAAGTCCAAAAAGAAATAAAGTAATAAATGCATTGAAAGGTGGTAAGTTCAACAATATGATATTACTCAATAATGACAATATGATAACTATACCAGTAATTAAGGATGGACAACCTAGTACTGCTAATTTACAAAGAGTTAAAGTAGCTATTTCTGAAGAAGATATAAAGAATGCCGGTCTTACAGATGCTGACATGAGAGTTGCAGGAGCTACAATATAGATGTCTTAGCAGTCTGTATCAGAAAGTGAAACGTCTAACTTATCTGGTAAAACCTCAGGAGAAAGATCTGAGTTAGGAGATTATATAGCTAAAAAATGGAGTAGTAATACTACTAGAACTGTTAGACCTGGAACTAAGTATTATGTGCTAAATTTAAGTAATAGTGTGCCAACATCTGGAGATGAATTGAACGCTGAGTATTTAAATCAACAAGCACTTAAAATGAATGTAACAGGAACTGTAGCATCAGGTTTGTATCCAGATGTACAAAATGAATCTTTTAGATTTTAATAACTAAATAACATGGCAAAAAAACAAACATTTACTGTGGGTAGTAAAGATAATATGAGAAGTAGGCTTCAATAGTTAAGAGATGAAACATTTAATCCTATAACTGGAGTAAATCCTTCTGAAGAGAAGTATGAATTCGATATGGCTCAAACTAAGCCGTTAGATACTGCTTCTTTAGAGGAAACTACTAAATAGGAATAGAATTCATCAATAACTACTGAGGATGCTAATACCGCTTAGAGTGGAAAAGGACCCAATTATATAGCAGATCCGGTATTCTCATTTATCAATGGTATTCAATAGGATATAGTAGATAGAGCTGCTGGCGATATGCTATTGAATGATAGAGAAAAAGGAGAACTAGAGTTTCAAAAAGTATTTCTTGAAACGGAAAAAGAAATGAAGCAATTAGATCAGCAGCTAAATCGCGCTTACTTAGATAGAGATACTGATAAAGTACGCGAGTTATATCCGTAGTATAAAGTAGCTTTCGATACATACTCTAGTATGTTAAGCGAGTATAAGAAGGTAGCTAGTAAGTACTACGATAAGTATGGTTACCAACCTACTGCTGATGCTAGAATACAAGCAATAAATGAAGGCATCTCTGAGAGAGAGCAAAGATCTAAAGAACTGAGTGAAGATATCCAAGACGGAAGAGACTTGTTACATTATACTAACAGTATATATTCAGTTAGTGATAAATGGAAACAGTTAGAATAGGAAAATTGGGTATATCAGATACCTAGAGCACTAGGTACTTCTTTTTCATCTATACAAGCTACAGCGGTTAACTTTGCAGCAGTAGCAGGTGCAAACTATTTAGCAGCACAAGCAGCGGCTGCTCCTGCTGGTCCGTATTCACCGATGATAGCAGGTGGCGCGGCAGTTATAGGTGCTGGTGTCACAGTAGGTACTGAGATATGGTCTAGAGATAGAGAATCTCTGTCAGAAGTAGCTAATAACTACAAACAAAATGTATATGATTACGCTAGTAAAAATAACATAGATATAAATAGTATCGCAGATGCAGGTAGAGAGAATTTGAAACGTATTACAGGTGTAGAGTATTCTAATGATAAAAATTCGCCAGAATATAGAAGTAATGACGAGGTTTTCGAAGACATGCTTGCATATGACATTGCTACTGGTAATGCTGAACTAGATACACTAAGATATAACACAAAAGGTAATCTGAAGGACATATATAACCGTAACATGGCTTTAGCTGCTAGTGATGTAGCTCAAGCTGCGGTTGTAATACCTGGAGCTGGTAAGATGTTTGCTAAAGTACTTGGTAAAATCAATTTACCAGAGAGAGCTATTGATAAAACAGTTAAAGTACTGGATAAAGCTATCGATTACACTACTAAAAAAGTAGCTCCTAAGATGTCTAAGGCAGCTAAGCATAGGTTGTCTAAATATATACTTGAACCTACTGTAAGAATTAGTGCTAATGCAGCGTTAGAAGGAGCGGAAGAAGTTACTCAGTATATGATTGGTAATCGTATAAATGAGCAAAATGCTCCTGAAACTGATTTATACAATCCACTGGACATAGTAACTATGTTTGCAGAAAATAACGCTATGGCTTTGAAAGGTTTAGCAGCTGTAGCTGGTATTAGTGGTGATCCTGCATTAGATGGAAACAAAGAGTTAGTAGATAACTTTAAAGTAGGTGCTGCTATCGGTTTAATTATGGGTGGTGGAACTGCTTCAGTTAGTGCAGTTAACAATCTCAGATCATATAATGCTGGTACAGAACTATCTAGGAATTTGATGGCAGAACATATATCTGCTAAGGAAGATATATATAAGTATACTCAATATGCAAATAAAGCAGATAAAAGAATGCTTAACAAAGAAGCATTCTTAGATGCAATAGACCAATAGATAGAATATGGTAGTATTCCTGATGGATGGACTAAAGAGGATTTAGAAGCTGAAAAAAAGAACATATCAGCTATCTATGATATCATAAAGAATAATGATAAAGTAAGATCCTTTAAAGGGGAAGACAGACATATCGCAGCTGCTATTTATAAGCATAAATAGGATATGCATGATAAAGCTATATCAGATTATGAGAATCAAGTAAAAGATATAGCCTAGATTAACAACTCTGTCAACTCCGAAATTGATACAATACTAAGTAGTTTATCAAACGAATAGGTTGATAGTGAAACTTCTTTACTATTAAAAGCTTATTTATTTGATAAAGCAAAGTTAGAAGGAATAAATAACTATATAAAGGTATTAGAAAATTCTTAGATAGCAGACAAACAGAAGTTAGACGAATTCTACATTGCTAAGACTAATACTGAACAACGTTTATCTAGTTTATCTGAAATTAAAGATAAATTCCCTATAAACCCTGATGATATTATATTAAGTTCTAGGGACAAAATAGAACAGAATGCAGTTAAGAGTTTATTAGCAGACATTGCTTTATCTGACGCTAAACAATCATACAATAAGTTCATGAACAGTGAAGCATCCTTAAGAAAAGCTGTTGATATGTATAAGAACAGTATTGTAGAAGATACGACTGATTAGAATGAGCAAGCGCAAGAAGAAACAATACAACAAGAACCTGCTAATATTGATGAAGAAGTAACACCTGATACTGTAGTTCTTCAAGACAGCTCTGATAAGTAGGATAAAACTGAAGAGCAATAGCCGATAGAGACGGAATAGCAACAGCAGGTAGTAGGAGAAACAGATAAAGAAGAAAAAGCTGTTTAGCAACCTACTCAGTTACCTTCAGAAAAAGTAACGCAAGAGGAAGAGACAGCTACTGGATCTCCAAAATCATTCTGGGATCTAGGTACTACTGTAGATACCAATGAAGATTACGATGGATTAATAGGAGAAGAGTTAACAGAAGAAGACTTAACAAATCCCGAAGAAACTGTATCAGAGGATAACACTAACAACGTAGCGGATAATCCAGAGACTACTGTAGATGAAAATGCATCTGATTATGAGAGTACTTAGGATGTAGAAGATCTTACTAGTACAGATAATAGAGCATCAGAATAGGAATAGTATATAGAACAAGAAGAGGATGTAATTCCAGAAACTCATTCTTCTGTTGGTAATACAGAACAACCATCATCGCCTATTACTGAATAGGATGTTTAGGACAGTAAAGTGTATGACACTGATGATATACAAGTGAATGATGAGGAACCTACCGAACTAGTATACGGTACTCTTTACTATCAACCAGATAATGACCAGCCTATGTTTAAAGGTTATGAGTCAGGTAAAGCGTTGAATGAATATTTATCTACTCCTGGTATGTTAGTTGAGAGTAAAATTACAGCTAAAATTGGCCCCAAGGATTCTAAATTTGGTTCATATAATCCTTCAGATAAAGCTACTTGGGACGAAGCTCCTATATATATAGAAATAGAAGCTAAAGACGGTAGGAAATTTATGGCTACTTTAAAAACTATTGAAGGAGCTAAAAGTATATATAGAACTCATGGCAGAGAATTATCTAAAACAGAAGAAAATAGAATACGTGACCTGCGTAATCAAATTATCGAAGCTAAACTTAATGATTCTAATTGTGAGGTAACATTTAAAAATATCACCATTACTAATGGTAATTTCAATGTAGCCAGAGATGAATCTAATAGAGTTGTTAATAGGAACCTCAGATAGATAAGTGCATTCGGTATAACTAACTTATATTAGTTATTAGACTCTGATACTAAGTTTGGTATTGGTAAAGGAGTAGCGGACCATTTTATAATTATGGATAAAGATGGTATGCCTTTGTCTGGAAAAGGAGGTTCTGGTAAGATATTCATATATCCACCTTCACAGAATACTCCTGCTGGTGTTACTAGGAACATTAAACTGAACGAAGCCAGATTTAGTAATGAAGATGGTAGCCCATCAGAGTTAGCTAGATACTTAGCTAATGTAATATTGTATAGACAAACAGGTAACGATGCAGTCTACCCAGAAGACGTAATACAATTAGTAGTAAATTATGGTAGTTCTACTATACTAGATCCATCTGATCCAAGATATGCGTTTTTAGCTGACAAACAGTTCTTTGTAAATTACAAAGACGGATATGCTCAGTTAGGTAGAGAGCAGGTTTCTTTAGCTAGATTGAGAACAGAGGTTGGATTTGAAGATTTAGTTGAGTTTATAGCTGAAAATCTACACTGGAATACAGAGAAGAACCTGTTATGGACCAATTTGCCTAAATCATTCAGAGAAGCAATGTTAGATGACAATATAGATCATCTAGAATTAGCTCCTGGCTTAGAGTTTGACTTGTAGGATGTTGGTTTAAAAAGAGTAAACGGTAAATTAATCACTGATGAGGAACATCCAGATGGGTTAACAACTCTAGCTTACTTAATTAAACATGGTAAGTTGTTGAGTGACTTACAAGATAACCTGTTTACTAGACCTTATGTGTATATAGATTCTCCTATAATATCAAGTAAACCTACCGAAGAACAGAATAAGCTAGATACTGCTGCACAAGAACCAACTAAAAAGAAATTTAGTTTATATGACGCTTCTACGTTTGATAAGTCTGAAGAACTCAGTAGTAAAACGGAAGACAAAGAGTACGATGAATTTACAGATGCTGATTCAGATGCTGTATCAAGTTTCTTAGGGCTAGATGGAGCGCCTAAGATATTGAGTAGTAACTAGCTAAAACAAAGTAAGTTTATTAATACTAAAAAAGCTAAGAAATGGCTACAAAAGAAGTTAGGTCTTACTGATGAACAAGTAGAGGTAACAGATGGTGTTATTAGATAGTTTGCTAACGGTTCTGCTGTGTATGGTATAGCTAGAGCTGATAGTATTGCTATATCTAATAAGGCTATCGAAGGTGTCCAGTATCATGAAGCTTGGCATAGAGTATCTTTACTTATGTTAGATAAAAATACTAGAAGTAAGTTATATGATGAATTTAGGAAACAGAATAGTCAATATGAGGGTCTTAATAACAAAGAACTAGAAGAGATAATAGCAGATAGGTTTATGGACTATATGCTTAATGATAAAGAATCTACTTTAAGATACTACATTAACAAGATGTTCCGTAACTTCAAAAAATTCTTCCATATTAACTCTAGTATTGATCCAACTAATCTCAATAAGATATTTGACGCTATCAAGTATGGAGACTTTGCAAGTTATAAATTAGATGAAGACTCGCTTAAAGACTTCATGGATTCATATACTGATGGAGCTTATTATAAAGTTGGTCCTAACAAAGATGTAACACTGAAGCATTTCCCTACTTTATAGGACTTTCATTCGGCACTAGATAGTTTAAAAGCGTGTATGTTTATAGCTAACGGGGCTAAATATATATCTGATATATCAAACCTTAGCAATGTTAAACTGAAGAACCTAATACTGTCGTTCATAAAATCAAATAGAACTACTGTACAATAGAAAGAAGCTTTACAAGAAATAATTGATAATTTTGATGTATTCATGTATCATCTACAACCAATGTTAGAGTAGATGGGCATCAGATCTATAAATCAAAACGCTGATAGTGAGTTCTCTGATAGAGAAAGTAATGGTATACAGAATTACGATAAAGCTGGGTACGAGTTCAATAAGAAGAATAATGCTCTAGCTAGTGCTAAAATGTTCTTTGCTACACTATCCGATACATATTTTAGTTATAAAGATGTTAGTGGAGTAAAAGCTAGAACTCTCAGTACTAGAGTTAATACTATTACAGGTTTGCCTATGATAGTAAACTACGATACAGCATACGCTTTAATACTCAAAAATCTAAGTACCGTAGAATCATTTAGTACCGAACCTGGACAAAATCCAGAAACATCATTGCTCGGTAGATGTGCTAGATTAGCTAAAGGTAATGCTTTCTTTGCCTTTTTATATAAAAGGTTAAATGGAGACATAGATATCAACTTACAGACTCAAATACTGCAAACAATTAAAAGCTTTGATTAGAACTTCGTAGAAGTACACTATCAACAAACAGAACAAGGAACATCTTTTGTAGTAGATGATGGCATAAATAAGAGAGCTACTAAAATGTATCCGTCAACTTGGTCTGACTTATTTTTTAATTCTTCTTTGGTAGAAAGAACTGAAACCGAAACTAAAATAAATAAGTCTGAAGTAAGTAATATTATTTCCAAGTTTAACAAGTTGTCCAAACAAGTAGAAGATAACAGAAACACCATCAATAATACTGACGTAGACGATTATATTAATCGGCTAGTCAACATCTTAAACTCTATAGGAATTACTGTAGACCATGACACTATAGAAGGATTACTTCCGAATGATAGACCGTATGGTATATCCAAATTAATACTTGGTAATGAAGCTGGCTCGTTGAAATATCTGTTCAATGGAACCTTGTAGAACCTTGTAGATAACAAAACTAAGTACACTAATAGAAAGGGTGTAGCTACAGTAAGATAGCTAGATTAGATTTACATGAATCTTGGCAAGAGTAGCTTCATTAATACTCTAGCACAAGCATAGGCTGTAACTCATCCTAGTGATACAGAAATATCTGTTTTAGGACCTAATAACAATATTATATTTACTAAAACACTGAACTGTTTTGTATCAGATCAGATTAGATGGCTTAATAATCATGACGAAAGCGCTTTAAAGGATTTAAATGCGGATACGTATTGTAGAAGTTCTTTGATATTATCTGCTGTTAATAATAATAGCCCTATCAGATTGAATACTTTTGTTAACTTCTATGGAGAAAATAGAGGTGATAAAGGTAGAGATTATTTGAGTATTTCACCTGTTGAGGATTACTTAGCTAAGATGACATTTACTTATAATAATCATATTATATTCCCTACTATGGCTGACAAGAAAACTTGGTTCACTATTAGTGGAGTTGGGTTATTTAACAAAGAGCTATAGATTACTCAAACTGGAAATACTTTAAAAATATAGTTTAATAGAGGAGCTCTAAAACACATGTATTAGAGCTGGGAAGATGAGTATAATACGATAGTAGAATACTATAATTCTCTTCCAAACGTTAAGACTCCTATCAAAAACTATCATACATCAGGTAAAGGAGGTCTATTTAGACATTTTACTGGATACTATGCTAAAGTAGACGGCCAACTTAAGTGGATAGACTTAAATGAAAGGATTAAGAATGCTGTAAAGGATGGCACTGTAATACAAACGTTAGAAGAAATTAAACAAGAGTTGTTCACTACACCTAAAGATACTTTCTAGAAAATTAATGACAATCTTCATATGTAGCTTAAACAAGAGCTAGATACTTGTGAAAAGTTAGGTATAATAGAAAGAGATAAGAAAGACTCTAAGGTACTGAAAAACAAATTATTAGATAACGTTGTATTAAACAAATTCAAAGAAATATATCTAGCACATCCAAATAACAATGTATCCAGTCAAGCAGAGAGATATGCTATATTAACTATGATTGGTAATCATATGATTAATACTAATATATCAGTGCTAGAAACAGAGAAAATATTTACTGGAGATGTTGCTTTCTTTAAGAATGATGATGACAAGATCAAACGTTTAGGTGCTGTACTATCTACTGGTGATAATTTAAGAACTCAGTGGCATACTAGTGTTGATAAGAATATCAAAGAGTATAGAAGATTACAGAATAGATAGACTTACACAAATACTACTATTAATGATAATGAAATACCTAGTAGACAGCATAAAGAACTGCAGGATTTGTTTACTTTTTCTAATACTAGAAAACTACTTATAGAAAAAGAAGGGTTAACAGAATCTCAAGTAGACGAGTTGATGAAAGACCCGAAACAAGCAGAAGAAAAGTATCCTGTAATATTCTAGTTAGCTAAAGATTTAGCATCTGAAGATGCTTCAGCTTACGGTATGAACAGTAAAGGTACTAAAGGTAATATTAATCAAGCGGATGCTGCTGTGTATATCAGACCTCAAATGTACAGAGACATTGTCAAGATGTTAGGTGAGTGGAGTGATGAAGTAGAAGAAGCATTCAATATAATGGAGAGTGACTAGGACTGGTTGAACGATGCTGAGTTGTACGCCAGATCTCTCAAAACTTTGATTAAACCATTAAAGACTACTTACTTCGGATATACGTATGACGCAAATTTAAAGCATTGTATACCAGTATTTAATAAGATGGCTATGTTCCCTATGTTTAAAGTGTTAGCTACTGGAGATAATAGGGAGATATATGACAGAATGAATGCTATTGGTAAATATAAAGGTCTTACCCCAATTGATCAAGTTGCGTTTGAATCAGCAGTAAAAGTAGGTATCCAAGGAGCTACTGACATATATAAGAATTATAAGAACGATGAGATTAACGATTTGAGTAAGATGCATATTACTACTCAGAAGTTCAGAAATCTTAGAAGATAGCTCATCACAGATCCTCACACTCACGATAGAACATTGTTTGGTACTCAGGTGTCTACTGTAGCTGTATCTAATCTGGTAATGGATAGAGTATATCAAGAAGGAACAGGAAATGATATTACTGGACAATAGATTAAAGAACAGCTATTTAGTACTATTAATGCTATATCAAACAAAGGATTTAAAGAAGTCAAATAGATGTTCTTAGACCCCGAGACTAATACTATTGATTATACCAAAGCATCTAAACAACTCATTAAAGAAGCATAGGCATCTAACATGGGCAAAGATATGGAAGACGCTTTACAAGTAAATGAAGATAAAACAGACTTTAAAGTGCCTTTGTCAGCATTGCCTGATAGTAAATGGGTAGAAACTAAATTAACATCTACTGTTAACAAGAAAGCTATTGATTTGGAATTACCAGGTGGTGCATTTATTCAGATGTCTTCATTTGGATTTAAGTCTATTAAGACTGTAGGCAGTAGAGCAGTTAACAACGGTAAGCCTTTGCTTAATATAAATGATGATGGTAGCATGGATGCTATTATATCTATTAATCTGTTTTCTCATATAATTCCAGATTATAAGAATAAGAGTTTTGTAGAAGCTAGAGACTGGTTAATAGACCATAAAATTATAGGTTAGGAAGCAGGCCCTATGGCTATGGGTTATCGTATTCCTACGCAAGGTCTATCTTCTATTGCTGGTCTTAGAATAGCAGACGTGTTACCGTCAGTAGTAGGTGATACTATTATACTACCAGATGAGTTTACTACTCAAACTGGTTCTGACTTTGATTAAATAATAGTTAAAGTAAAACTCCTTTAATTGCTGGAAACTCCTTAGAGCTTATGACTACCGCTATAGATAAGTGGTAATAATGTCAAAGATTGGACAACCAGCAGCCAAGCCGATACGTTATTATCTATATAACTAATCGGAAGGTTCAACGACTAATGCTCAACGAACGCTTCCTAAATGGATAGCAATTATGAAAACTAAAATAAATAAAGAATCTAGAAATTTGTTAATAGGACTTCTTTTAGGAGATGGCACAATAAGTAATAATTATGTATTCAAACTTTCTCATTGTAAAGAACAATTAGATTATTTAGAATGGAAAGTAAAACAATTAAATGAAGCCGGATTAAGAAATAACGGTATAAAAGAATACATAAGTACAAAAGGATACAATACTGGTAAAAAAGTTTATTATTCACAATTAAATATAATTCCTTTTGTAAAAGTTCTCAGAAGAGTTTTCTATAAACCTTATAAAAAACTTGGAAATAGAAAATTACTTAATAGATTAAGTGCTAAAGAAATAGCAATATGGTATATGGATGATGGATACATAAACTATAGAAAAACCAAAGGCGTTGTTCATGGATTTTATATTAAAATTGCAACTTGTTTACCTAAAGAGGAATTGCAGATAATAATAGATTACTTTAAAGAAGTTTGGAATGTTCAATTTTATATGTTTCACGAAGGAAAAAAAGAAAATAGTTATTCTTTATGTTGTGGAACAAAAGAAGGAATAAAATTTATAAATATTGTAAAGCCTTACGTTAATCAAGTTTCTTCTATGAAACATAAAATTGAATATGATTTGAGCCAACGCACTAGAGGCGTTGAGTAGCTGAAAAGCGAAATGGGGAGCATCAATCAAGATGAAGATATAGTCTAGTCCCTTTAAAATATCAGGAAACTGAGGGTATAAACGATTGATAAGTTATATATAGCAAGATACAACTTCGATAAAGAAGGAAATAAGATAGAATTTAACAGACAGAATAGTAATGAAACTTTTGATGCTTATTTAAAGAGAAGATATACAGAAGAACAAGGTGGACAACTAGAAGAGTCTGATAGAGGTTATTCGGCTACTATTACTTTATATAATAGATGGTTAGAAAGTATTGGTAGTCCTACTAATGTATACGAAGCTAACAGTAGAGAAGCTAATGAGAACTTACTATTAGATACTTACTTAGCTGTACTTACCGATAAGAAGAATGTAGATGAAACTAGATTACCTTTGGATAAAGTAACAGGTATAATCAAGGGTGAAATTCTTCCTATCGTAGATGGTACTGGAAAACTAGGTGATAGAGTACCCTTTAGAGAATTATCTCCTACCTATCAGATGAATAAGAAGTATGAATATTCTGGTGGTAAGACAGGTATTGGTCCATTTGCTCTTAACAACAAGAACCATGTTTTAACTCAGCTAGCTGGTCTCAAATTCTCAGATATATCGTTATTGCAAAGACTAGGTTTTATAGGACTTGATGGTATTAAGAGTAAAAATGAAGTAGTATATCAAAGAGATGAGAAAGGTAACGTACAATTAGATGATAATGGTAATCCAATAAAAGTACAAGAAGAAGGTTTACGTATATTAGACTGGATATCTGCTATGATCAATGCTCACGTAGACGTTGCTAAAGACCCTTATGTTATCAGACTTAACGTAAGACAATATACTTATAATATATGTAACTTCTTACTTAGAGTTGGTTATGGTAAAGATACTTTCTACTTCTTGCCACAACAAATACTTAAGGATATGGCGAGTGCTTATGATAAAGCATCTGGTATATATGGTGTAGATGATAGCAAAAGTAAAACAGCTATAGTAAAAGATGAGATATCTGCTATTCGCAAATCTTACTATGACAAGTATAAAGACGCTGCTACTAAACTTGGCATAAAGAAGTTAGATATTGAAATAAGCAATGTCGGTGATATTGTAATACATAAGTTAGATAGCGACAATAAATCTATCGGTTTATACACCATAGAAGACTTTGCTACTGTTATTACTGATAGAGATTTCTTAATAGAACAGTTACAGTTGAGTTAGAAAGATAATCTTACTAACCAGGAAGCGTATAATTACTATAAGAATCAGTTACTAATATCAGAACTGTTTATTCAGCTTAATGATTTGGCATAGGATATGTCTAAATTAGTTCAATTATCTCAAGTTGACACTAAACGATTTGGCGGTAACTTCATTGAGCAGGATAGATTCTTATATAGATTAAAGAGTCTGATAGCGAATTCTACTTTGTTCAATAAAGATGATCTACTTAATTATTTGAATAGTACATTCTTGATGACCAAGATAAATAATGGTATAGTAGGTCCTTCAGATATGTTTAGTGATGTAATGATTAGAGGTAAAAGAGATTTCAAGTCCGCTATTAGTAAAGTACTTACTATGATAAATAGAATAGATACTAACGATGAGGCTTTAAATAAAACCATTTCTAACGAATTAGAAGGTTCTTTAAGATATTCATTCTTGAGTCAATAGGGAGTAGATTTATACGATATGTTCTATGGAACGGATACTATGGCTAAACGGTTATCAAAGATTAAATCTGATATATTGTCTGGTAAATATCCCGAAATGTTAACACAGGACGGCAAAATAGGTAACTAGCTGCTTAACTATCTAAGTACTTTGACTAAGATGAGTACAGATAAATATAATGCTCCAGATATAATTACTAAGAATAGAATATCAGATGACGATAAGTATTTAAAACAAAGTCTAAATCAATATTGGGAAGAATTATTAGAATCAGATTATCCTGAGATAAAGCAATTTGCTGAAGACTTGATAACATACCAACTAGCTACTACTGCTGGTAACTTTACTAAGAACGGCATATTTAACTTGTTGCCAATAAGCGCTATACAGAGTACAGGTTATGCTGATTATATGAGAAGTGTGACAGAAGATTTCAACTCTACTATGTTAGACTTTGATAACTTCTTCTTGAATAATTGGACTAATAATAAGATAGTTAAACCTATTCAATTGTATAAAAAGGTATTTAGCTCTGAGACACAACAGATAGAAGACTAGTTGCAGTTTCCTGTGCTATTTAGTGAAAATAAGAGCACCAATGGTAGTAAGTATCCAGTAGTAATGATACCTAATTATAATCCTACTGGTAGAAATGGATTTAAACAGAATGTATATACTCCATACATAAAGGTAAAAGTAGGTTATGATAATAATCCAGCTAATACTATTTTGTATAAATACGTTGGTAATACTTTTGATGACAAAGATCGTGAACGCCCAGTATATGTAATAACCAATAAGAAAGGTTTGAATCAAGAGGGTAGAGTGGTAAAGGAGTATGATAGTTATTCTAATTCTATGTTCTCGTTCAATAATATCGATGGAGCGTTAGACGCTAAATCAGAATTTGGTACTGGTGACATAGAAAGAATAATAAACTTAGGAAGTAAAATAAATAGAGCTAAGTGGCTTAATGCTATTAAGAATATAGAATTTGTGCGTGATTACACACCTGTCACAGTAGCGTTAAACACCAGTATTGAAGACTTGCGATCTGCTCCTACTAGGAGTTAGATTTCTATATCTCCTACGTCAATAGCTCTAGAGTCAGTGGAATACAAATCTTCTGACAATATAGTTGGAGACCACGTTACATTTAGAAATGGAAAAACAGTATATACTCCATTTAAGTTAAACCAGCAGCAAGAGCACGCTCTATTAGTACTAGAAGACTTTATTAATAATTCTAATAAATATGGTAATAGTGTAACATTATCTGGATACGCAGGAACTGGTAAAACTAGTATAATCAGCATATTTAATAAGTATTTGAATAGTATCGGAATAGAGCCACTGTTTAGTGCTCCTACTCATAGAGCTAATGCTGTAACTAAAATGAACAATCCTGAGTCCAACGTTATTACTTTACACGCAGCATTTGGTTTATCCCCTATTGTTGATTTAGATAATGGTAGTTATGACCTCAAGAAGTTGAAAACTGAATAGATTCGCAAGCCAAAGATTAAACCCGGTCAATTACTTATAATCGATGAAGCTTCGATGGTTAGTAAGGGCTTATATAACTTTGTTGAAGATTTCAAGAAAGAACATGGTATCAAAGTTATATATGTTGGAGATCCGGCTTAGTTATCGCCTGTATCAGATAATAGCTTATCCCCTGTATTCTAGAATAAAGCTACGAATGTAGAACTTACTAAAGTAGAAAGAACTGGAGATAATCCCATACTAGAAGAAGCTACTAATTTGCGTAATGGAAAACAGTTGTCATTCGCTACTAAGCTAGTAAACGGTTATGGAGTTGAATATATGCACGATGGAGAACAGCCTAATTAGATTATCAAGGACATAGTTGGCTCTGAGTAGTATAAGAATAATCCGTTTAACTTTAGGATACTTAGTGCCACTAACGCTATGATACCCACAGTTAACGATATGATTAGAAAACAACTATATGGAGATAACCCTAATCAAATTGAAGTAGGTGATTTACTTACGGGCTATGATAACGTTACTTTGAACGGTAGTGAAGCACAGATTGAGATAATACGCAATAGTATAGACTACAAAGTAACATCTGTTAGTAATAAAATTAATAAGAAGATTGTTTCTACAATTAAAGATAGAGTAATAGCAGAAGTAGAAGGCTATGAGGTAACACTTATTAATGCTATGAACAATGAGACTGTTGCTGATCACGTTTTTGTACTAGATAACAACACTAGTTCTTAGAACTTGAAAGCTATAGCAAACGAAATAGAAAGCTTAAACAAGACGATATCTAATTCATTTGTGGCTAGAGATTTCGATACTGTGCGTGCTGCTCAAAAGGCTTTATCAAATCTTAAACTAAGCACTATTACTATGAAAGACTATCAAGAGAACGGTAAGCTCAAGATTAAAAAGTCAATAGATTATGGATACGCTCATACTATCCATAAATCTCAAGGCGGTACTTATGATAAAGTAATGATATATTATGATACTATTACTGGAGCTAAGTTCGATGCCGATACTCAACAATAGCTTAAGTATGTAGCAGTATCTAGAGCTAGGGAAAATGTGTATATTGTTACTAATAATAAACTAGGTGAGCCTATTATATAGAGTGAAGAACTAGATACTAGAAGTGATATGGCTAAGAAATATGATGTATCACCAGCTAATGACGTGTTTGGACCTGCTCCTACAGAAGAGTTACCAGATTTTAGTAAAAGCGTTAGCAAATTGTCAGAATTAGGTAAACAAAGAAAGAATGAATGTAACGGATAATAATTATGCAGTGTTTAAATTTAAAAAATAAAGAGGTTAAAGCAGCAGTTGATGAATTGACAGCTGTGTTAGGCAGCGAGGATGCTGCATATTATATAGTATCTGAAAACAATGGTTATGCAATTGACTAGGCTCCTGATGGGGCTTAGTCTACTGTATTTCTTAGATACCTAAAGGAATTCAATGGTGATAGACCTTCTGCTATTAATGCTATGATATAGCACTATATACCAGAGACTGTAGAAGAACGTGTAGATATGTAGATATCCATGTTTCCAAAGCTGTTTACTGAAACGGATGCTCACACTACTATATCTAATATGGCTAATAGTGGATTATACTATCAAGAACAATTTGCTAAGGATTTAATGAGCCAATTTTCTCCGGATGTACTAAAGAACATCAAAGTAAAACTAGTAAAAGAGCTAGGTGGGGCTATGGCTTACTATGCGGATACTAATACTATAGAAGTATTAGACAAGGTATTTAACAGAGAGCTACCAGAGAGTATAACAAGACATTTTAATCATGAGTTAATACATGCCTATACTGTAGCTGAATATGACAACAATAAGGCTTTTAGAGCTCATGTAGACAGTATTTACAACAAGATTACCAATATATTCCCAGAGAAGGAATATTCTCGTAGTGGTCTGTATTATGGATTGAAATCTCCTAAGGAATTCATCTCCGAAGTAATGTCTAACTCTGCTTTCAGAGACTTGGTAGGTAAGAACGATATGTCTATATGGCGTAAGTTCTTATCTAATATCATTAAGATGTTAGGACTAAATAAACTAGCAGATAAAGTAGAAGGATATACTACCACAAAGTTAATTAATGAAATATCAGACATAATTGAGAATAGGAATATTAATCCCGAAGTAACCCAACTTGGTGATGGTATATTCTATATGGAGGATAATGATATATATCTAGATACGTTATCTAAAGATAGTAGGAAGATTATAGATAAGATTATGAATGGTTTGAACGGTCGTTACAAATCATTAAAATCTCAGAACTACCCACCATTGCAATTAGCTAAGTTATAGCAGCAAATAGACATATACAATGATATGCTGTAGAAGGGTGAAGATGTATAGGTGTTAGTAGACTTTATTAAAGAATCATCTATAGCTTTCAAGCCTGTAGTAAAGCGTATCAGGAATGCTTACATGAATCCTGATTTAATAAGTAATGAAAGGCTGCTGTAGTTCTAGAATGACTTCCTAGACTTCTATGGACCTGTTATTAATGAAATTAATAAGAGATTAAATCTATAGGGTTACTTTAGTGACTTAGATAAAGACGCTCTAAACTAGTTAAATAACAGATTAAACTTAATTTATAGAACATACTTAGAAGTATCAGGTAAGTACGATAGTATATTAAAAAGCAAAGTACAGTCTCTAGTTAAACAGTATTCATAGGCTTATAAAGTACCTGATGAAGATGTAGAACAGTATATTAATGATAAGTTGAACAGTTCTAATTCTGATATCAACTACTTACGTGTCATATTGTAGAGTACTAAATCTATAGATGATTTAGCTATTAGACTAGCGCATAGACTTATGGCTGATATCAATAATGAAGTAGCTAGATTCGCTAATAACAAGGCTCAGACATTGATTAGAGAGTTTGATAAGATTGATAGAAAGGATTGTTTACTTTACTTCGAGAAGGATAACAATGGTAATACTACTGGTTATTTAGTAAGAGACAGAAATTATGGATAGTTTAGATAGGATATGAAGAAGTTCTTATCTGAACTAGATTTAAAGTATGGCGTCGTAGACAATAACTATACAGCTCTGTAGCTAGAAGATTATTACAACTATCTCAGAGAAAAAGAGCAATGGCTAGAGTAGCATTGTGAAAGAAAGTTTAAACCGGAATATTACAGAGCCTATAATGAATTACATCCTAACACTAGACTACGTCTGAAATAGCTAAATTCTGAAATAAATACACTGATAGAAGATGTAACTGATGAATCTGGACCGCATTTAGAACGTTTAACAAATAAACAATGGTTACAGTTAGATGGTTTATACTCAGTTAAGAGGAACTTGGCTAATGATTACTATTAGGACGGAAGACTTAAAGACGGAGAAGACAAAGAAATAGCTGAAGATTTATAGAAATTCTATGAAACGATAGGTAAAGGTAAGATAAAATCAAGTAAGTACACTCAATAGGAAATACAGAATTTAATAGACCAGAAATAGAAAGAATTACCTGAAGATTTGTTTAATAAGTGGTTATAGCGTAATATTAGCTATCAGTATTCTGAAGAGTTTACTAACTTACTTTAGAGTTTAGAAAAGGCTGATATGGGTGATGACCAGGAGAGTTATAATAACTTAGTAGAAGAGAGGAAAAAGCTGCTTAACCTGGGTAGGAACAACAATCAACCATTAACTGATGCTTATAAGTTATAGGAACAGGTAAAGGATAGATTACTATAGATTGATATAGAGCTGAATACTTTGTATAACAAGCATAAAGACCGTTCTTCTGAGTTTTCTAAGATAGCTAAGATAGTAGAAACTCCTGAATATTATGCTGATAAAAAGAAGTATAAACAGCTAGGTACTAAAGAGTATGATAAATGGGTAGAAAGGTCTCATACTTGGGTAAATGGTAAACCTAGTCCTGTATCTTACTATAAGATGCTAGTTCCTAAGGATACTAAGTATATAGAAATGAGACTTAGTAGAATGAATTAGGAGCTTGATAAAGAATCTGAATTAGTTAATTAGAATTTCGACTTTAGTAATCCAGAGTATTATCAACCGAAGAAATAGTTATACGATAACACTAAAGCTTTTGAAGCAGCAACTAATACTAAGCAAAAGAAAGACATATATGATATCATTATTAGTACTATGAGTGAAGCTAATAGCAAAATAAGTTATCTGAAAAATCGCGAAAACTACAAGTTACCACAGATGACTGGTGATATAGTTGACTTTACTTGTAGGGGTAATGAGTTCTTTAAAGGCATTAAGTCATTTACTTTAGATAATATTATAGCTAAATAGGATGATGCTGAATATAGCTTGGACAACTTTACACAAAAACCAGATGGCTCTTAGTTGTAGTTTGTTCCTACGCACTATGTAAAAGCTTTAGATGACCCAAATCACATATCTAGAAATCTAGTAGGAATGTTAGTAGAATATTCTAGGATGGCAGAAAACTATAGGTTGAAGAATAAGAAACAAGCGGACTTTGAGTTAATAAAGAATTAGATAGCGAGAAGGGGCTTTACTAAACTTAATTTTGCTACCAAATCTAAATAGGATGTTACTGGAGATAAGAGTAATATATATCATAGATATCAAGATATGTTAGATATGAATCTGTATGGTCAATATAAAAGACCTATCACTATCAATGTACTTGGGTATAATATATCTGTTACTAAAATATTGGATAATATTAGGGCATATGCTACAGCCTCTAACTTAGGTAATAACTTTCCAGCTATCGTTAAAGCACTTTTTCAAGGTGTTCATAAATCAATAGTAGAAGCTTTAGCTGGTAGATATTTCAATAGTAAAAACTATTTTAAGTCTTTAACCGCTAATACGTTTAATATACCTAAAATGTTATATCATTTAGGAGACATTAAACATAATGACCTTAGTTTAGCTATACTTGAACATAATGAAATTGCTAGAGATGTTAGTTCTAAGATAGATGACTTACAGTATAATAGAGCTACTAGAATATTCAGAAAATACTTAATATGGGGTGGATGGAGTGCTGTAGATTATATAGTAAAAGCGCCTATAGTAAATGCAATATATTCTGACTATAAGTATATTCCGCAAGAGAATGATATAATGTCTAAGAGAGCTTATATTAGGAAATATCATGCTGATGATGCCAGTAAAGGTAGTAAAGAATTCGATAGAATTAGTTCATTTACTTTGTTAGATGTATATGAGGTAAAAGATGGTAAATTGTCAATAAAGAAACAGTACAGTAAGTATGCTGATTTAATTAATAACCAGAATCTGTAGAACTCCGTTAAAAATATAGCTAAGTTCTTGACTAATAGAATAGACGGAGTATTATCTACAGAAGATAAGACTAAAATGATGACTAACGCTTTCGGAGCAGCAGTTTTCATGCACCGTTCTTTCTTCATCAATAATTTAGAAGATAACTTCTTAACTACTAGATAGTATAATCCATATATCGAGGACTATATGGAGGCTAAGTATTAGTCATCTTTTAGAGCTCTATGGAAGTTTGCATATAATCTATATAATGATGTGAAGTATCATAAAGACTAGGAAAGTAGAAAATAGCATCTCAAAAAAGTAAGCGATGTTGAAAAGTATAATTTTAGAAGAGTAGCTATTTAGCTAGCACTGGTAACGATGTATTCTATATTATCAGCTATCTGGTTGAAGCCAATGGCAGATGACGATGAAGATGATTACATGTTATAGCTTATTGGATACGGATTAGCAGGAATGAGTTTTGAAGAAAGAGCTGAATATAACCCAATGGACTTTTTCAATCAAATTAAGTCTCCTTCAGCTGCAATAGCTCCTGTAGAAAATATTAGTAATCTAATAAAATTATTAGATCCCTTATCTATTGAGAATAACTGGGACGATGAAGAAATTAAAAAAGGTCCTTATAAAGAAATGTATAAGTGGTAGCGAACTTTAATAAAATCTATTCCAGGTCTTAGGGGTATTTGGGAATCGAGAGATATTAAAACTAAATGGGAATACTTAGATAGCTAGCTAGATAAAACTACTAGTAGTAATGATTAAAAAAATAAAGCCGTAGGTCTTCACAGATTCTACGGCTTTTTTATACCCATAAATTTAACTAAGTAAAAATATTTCTTGTCCAAAAGTTTATTTCATTTGCTGGTGGGTCTTCTTCACCAACTATTTCTTTCCTTTCTTCTAAACTTTTGTATTCTGTAATATCATATTTTGTTTCCAGTAATCCTTTTAAATAGCTTAAGCTTGCATTGTTCCAAAAATGAATAATCTTCTCCTTATACTTATAAGATAAATCATTATAGAAACCTTCTTTGATAGTCTGTATAATACTTTTATACTCATTAGGAATTATAAATATATATTCCTGATATAGAGTATTATTAATAGATATAAGCTTGTTGTCGTACAAATATCTATTCTTTTTCATATAATTGTTAATGTTGCTATGTACATTAGTATCATACTCAAACAGAACAAATATATGACTATCTAAATATGGTCGATTAATATCTGAAATATAAGCATTCACGAACTTATATTCGTTACTGAATAGTTTACTAGAATCAAATAAGAAAGGAAGTATATAACGTGTAGTTAATGTTCTGTTTCCTATTATCATTTACAGTTCTTCTGTACCATCGCTATTGTAATACTCAAGCGTATGATCCCATTGTCCTGTACTGATATGTTCTGATATTTTTTTGAGAGATTCTGATATAATGTCGACTTTTTCCTTGAGAATAGTATCATTCTTCATATTAAATACTCTAATCTGATTATTTTGGTCTTTACCTATTGCAATAATATATGCTTCAAAATCATATTCCTCAGAATTTAGATTTAGAACTTCCTGCATATACCATTGAATAGCTAATCCATAGTAAGCAATCTGGCGATAGTAATCATATTCTTCTACTGAATGCTTAAAGTTAAACACATTTACAGTAGTCTTCAAGTCAATAAGAATTATCTTCTTATTAACATGATCAAAGCATACTCTATCTAACAGAGATTTACATTTAATATTATTGAATTTACTTACTTCCCAATTAATATGGAATTCATTATGAGTTTCATATGTAGATGGTAGGTTAAATAACAATTCATTAGCCTTCTTATGATTCTGTATGTTCTCTTTTATTTTCTTAAGAGTTTGTAAATCAGCGAAACTTATTACCTTCTTATCATCTTTCTTACTTAAATATTCTAAGTAATCTTGATATATTAAAATGAGACCTTCTGCTTCTTCAATACATTTTTCATCAGACTTCTTATTACTATAAGCTTTTTTATAAGCTTCTAGTTTAAGTTTGTCTTGAGATTCTAATGGATTTACTTGCATAAGTCTATGATATTCATCTAATAAGTCTTTTTGCTGCTTTACTTTAGGAACTGCAAAATCTAATATAATATAGTCCTTCCAAAACTCATCAGGTTGTAACAAGTACTCGTGAATCATAGTTCCTTTCTCAAGAAAACTGTAATCTAATTTTCCTTCTTTACCTTCTTTATAGTCCTTTAATCCTTTAGGACCGTTTTTAAGAAAATATCCAATATCACTATTAGAATAACGAGACATATCCTCATAATAAGGGATATCTATAACCATCTTATTCATATATCAGTTTAATCCTCCATATCGTTTATAACTGAAGATTCAGGTACTTCAGCAGACGTATCCCAAGGAATACTATCTTCTATATCTTGTTGTATTACAGGAGTTTTATATGCTTCTAACCAACTTGCAATATCAGGTTGAGCAATTTTTGCTTGTTCTATTATTTTACTTAAGAACTCCTGTTCTACTTGTTTCTTTTCTATGTCAGTCATAATATCTATTACTATGAATTCATAATTCTTCTTAAAATTGTAATAATTATCTAATCGAGAGCAATTATACATTCTCTTTAAACTATCACTTTCACCATCATGCCAGTGACCGTAAAAATGATAATTATACTTTCCATAAGAGTTATAGTATAGATAATCATTTTTAAGTGGGTTTTCATGTGTAAGTAATATATCACATTTTGGTATATACTTATAATATTCTAAGTTACTAAATGCCCATCTACTTTCCTGAAATGTTATAGGTTCTATCCAAGGAGTGCCATAAAAATGTATTCCTTTATAGTAATAGCTTTCATCTAATAAGAACTCTATTTTTCCATTACTAAGTTCTAATAGATGTTCTTTATGTAATTGCCATTCGTTTTTATTATATACATCCTCTAAGTAAAAATCATGATTACCTGGTGTCACTATTACTTTTTTACATGGTAACTTTTCTGCCCAATTTACAAAGCGATTCTCCCACCAATGTTTAGACCGTGATAAATCTCTTTGTATATTTAGTGGAGTAATATCGCCACATATACATAATACATCACATTTAGGTATATTTTCAATAAGATTACCATGTATATCACTTATTCCGCACACTTTCATAGTATATTATTTTAATCGCTGATTTCATCATTACTTTCGTCTTCGTAATAATTAGAGTCAGATTCAGATACATTTATATTCATAAATTCTAGAACCTCCTCTAATGTTATATCGAGCTCTCGTGTGAACAAATACTCTTTGATAAATGATAGTATATTATCAATACTTGGATATTCTATCTTATTTGCTATAAAGTCAACTAATTTAGTCTTTTCCTCACCTTTGATATCAAAATCTTCACATATAAGTTCTGTATACTCTTTAGCATCTTCTACCATAGTATAACGACGATAATAACGCATACGGGAACAGCGATTTTTAAGATATGAGCTAATACTATCTTCATTATTAGCTGTCATAATTACTAGTTTCTTACTAGTCTTTTGTAATCCGTCTAGAAAAGTAAGCAATTTACTTGTGTTAAACTCTTTATCAACTTCATCAAACAGTATACATACTGGAGTATCAAATTGTTTAAAGAAATCACTAATCTTATCTAGTTCAGTACGGGGATTGATAACAATGATAGGCAAATTAGCACGTTCTGCTAGTATCTTAGCTGCCATTGTCTTACCACATCCCTTCTCACCTGTTAATAATACTCCTGTTGTATTACTACTATCATTATTAAAGTTGTGTAGAACTCGTTTAATAAATATTTCATCTTTTTTAGTAGTATAAATCTTTTTAGGAGTATTTAGTTCACCATTAATAGTAAACTTATTAGACGTTTCCCCCCAAGATGTATATATGAGCAAATCGTATACTTTACCATTTTCTAACTCATACTCTGAACCTTTAGGAGTTGGGATTATTCTATTATCAATCTTAATAAATTTTGTCATAGTCGTTACTGTTTTAGTTTGTCGATTAACTCATCGACTTGTTTTTGGTTTCGAACTAAGAATAGTCTATAACTTAGCCCTTTGTTCAGTAACATATACTTAAACACTTTCCACCGCAGTGGGAAAGAATCCCCAATCAATCCTTTACATTCTATGATAAAGTCTTTACCAATAAAATCAGGTAAATACGTCATTGCTCGTATTTTCTCATTGTTGTATTCGAACTTAGGAATTAGTTCAAAATGAGTTGACTCATATTCTGCTTGAATACCTGCTTCTTTAAGTTTCTTGTAAGTATATGTTTCTAATTTAGAGCGGAACTTAATTCCATCATATTCATTAGGCGTTGCATTTTTTACTCTGCCTTTTTTTGACTTTCTCTATTTCTGCATAGATATACTTTTTTACTTTTTCAAATCCATTTAGCTTAATAGCATCTGATATATCTTTAGCTTTAAACTTTTTATGTACTAACAGCGGTTCTAAGCCTGTTTTAAGACTTATCTTGCGTAAGTATTTTGTTCCTGCTACATCTCTATCAAACATTATAATTATGTTCTTAAATCGCTTCTTAAGCTGCTCTAGAACATCCTGTGGTATAAATGTACTTTCTGACGATGGAGATATAGCAGGTATATTCATTTCGTAAAAGCACATGACATCTTTCAATGACTTAGTTATAATTAGTAAATCACCTATTTCAGGCAATTGTTTATAACCTTGAATATCATATTCTGTGAGATTGTTTCTCCACTTAGTATATTTATCTGCTAACGGTCTATATATCTTAAAATGATTATAAACCTTATATGCGTACATTGGATTATTACTCTTGTATATTCCTTTTACTACTCCATTGCAAAGATAATATTTAATACTATTTACATCAAATTTCTTTAATGTATCTGTACTAATATTAAACTGCGACCAGTAATTGATGTCTTCTGCTGTAAATTCTTGCCGAACTACACCAATTACTGTATCTGTTATCGCTATATATTGCTTAGAGCTAACGAGTTTAGTGTTGTTAGTAATATTGAGCTTTTTTACTATATCTAATAGTATATCATTATAATTAGTTATTCCTGTATATAATGATACAAACTTTATAACATTACCACAATCACCGGTTCCATGGTCTTTGAAAAGTAGTTGTTTTGTACGTTTAGAATAGAATATACCAAACGAAGGGTTACTATCCTTTCTGAATGGACTATTATAAATCATACCTATCTTAAACTGACCTAAGTAATGAGCATATATATCGTACTCTGTTACTCTAGATAATATCCAATCTAAAGTAATATCACTTAATTTAGCTTTTTCTTTGCTATACATATGCTTTTCAATTTTGTTCGTCTAAGTAAAAGGACTCGAACCTTTTGATGTACCTTATTTTACAATTACTTAGTAATAACGTGTGTCTAATATTACTACTAGACACACTTATCAATTCCTTAAAACGAGGCTATTTCTAGCTTACGTAAATTTTTTTGTTAGAACGGCAAATCGTCACTGTTTTCACTTAATGCTTCACTATTAGTTGATGCATCAGTACTTGACTGTAATGGGTCTACCGGTTTTTCAATATCTGCTTCAATAGGTTTAGTAAATTGGTCAATTCCTAAAGCTACAATAGCAGAACTTTGTCCTTCTGGAAGCTTCATTGGTTCAATGAAGGTATATGCTGAATATCCAGGTAAAGTTGTATATCCTTTCTTATTATATACTACTTTAACACGTAAAAGAGTATCTTTGTTTGCATTATTAAGCATATCAACGATAAATTGTGCAAAATCTTCAAATGAAGAACCTGTAAAATTGATATCTTCATCTGCATAAAAACAGTACAAAATCTGTAGCATACGATTAAACTGTCTATTTTCAGCTTGTTGCAAATCTTCATCTGTTACCACATACATACCTTTTTTAGGTTTCCATTCAGTATGAGTCAGCGTTGCACCGTCTTTTTCAAAAGTAATCTCTAAGAATGTTAATCCTGTAGGACTTACTTCTGTACGAGCTGATTTCAGCTTAACGTTTTCTTGTATACCTGCACTAATATACTTAATATCCTTTTTCTCAATGTTTTTTGCTAATTCCTTGTTATACATATTCTTTTCAACTTTTTATTCAGGTAAAAATATTTTTGACATATCAATGGTTAAATTTCCATTTTCATCACTAGTAGCTACAGTTATTTTCTTTCCTCTTAAATGTTCAGCTCTAGCTTCTCGGATTACATTATCTCCTCCTTCAAATGATACAATTGTCTCATTCTTTTTACGGTATACATATCCGATAGCATCAGCTTCACCACAGAGAATATCTCCTAGTTTACCGGTTAAATCTATTGCCATTTCACTTAATTCTTCGCCGTTATTGTTTATCATTTTTTCTTTAATATGGCAAACGAGTATTAATGAATCACACAATGATTTAAACATATCAATTACTTTTCGTACTGCTTGACGTAAATACAAGTAGCCTGAACCGTTCGGTAGTGTACGAATATCTGTACCTTGATATGCTTTTCCCATAGGAGTTTGACGATACAGAGTTATTGCGTAACTCATACACATTTCTTCTAATCGTGTAGCATTATCGATAGTGATATATTTATATGGAAACTTTCCGCCGTTTTCTTTCATTTTATCTCTGATAGCATTAGCAATTTCTCCGAAATCACTAACTGACCTAGCTTGTACTGTCATAGCTTCTAATGCTTGATAACCATTCTCTAAATCAATTATTAAATTGTTATCTAGAGAAGCCATTATTGTACTTTTTCCAGCTTTAGGTTTTCCAGCTAAAATTAAAAAGTGTGGATTTGTAACTCCAGGTTTTGTCTTTTCTGTAGGTAGTACTAACATAATTTTGTTATTAGTACTTTACTTAGTTTAAGTTGAAATTATTCTGATATTATCTGTTATTTACAAGTAAAGCAAGGTTATTTTTAGGCTGCGATATTAGCAGAAGTAATAATATTAATATTAATGATTACATTATTAATAGTTTCTTTCTGCTTTTCGCTTAAATCGTCTGGTAATATATACATGTTACCATGTTTAGGAACATAAGTATTACCAATTTGGATAAAGTTCTGATAGATTCGAACCGGAAGTCCAAACCATTTAAAATCATATCCTTTATCTAACTGACAATTAGTAGATTTAGCATATTCATCGAGTTTTTTCATAGCTATGTCAAACTGACTAAGCATATTATATTTTTCATACTTATATACACTATTAAACGGACATGTATAACACGGGCAATCTTTACAAGGATTAGTCCAAGAAGACGGACGTAGCGCAGATACGTTATACTTAGGAGAGATTCCGAATGCAATGTAGTCACCAGGACCTGCGTATTGCATACTTGTATGTTCATTTTTAGGACCATCAATACCGTCCATAGTTAAATACGGATATTTTTTAGCTATCTCGTTAATAAGATAGTTCTTAAGCATACCTGTTTTATCATATTTCTTTTCCGGAAGTTCAATCAAAAATTGTTTCATAATTTCAGCCTTTAATTTTTTTAAAAATAACTTTTTCTTTATTTGCTTCTGTGTTTGTTTCAATCAGATTACCATATTTTAACTCATTATCAAATTCTAATATGCAAGGCTCTCCAGCATCTCTTACTTTTAAGAAATGAAGATATACCTTATTTTTTACAGGTAAACGATTAACTCCATAAATTGCTAATCCTAGCAATTCTGGTCTTGATAATGCCATAACAAAGTCACTAGCTTGAAATATAGCATCAGAAGCTGCTAAGTCACTCCTCATCGGATAATGACTACTTGGGTTATTAAGTCTATCAGGTTGCTCAATATTTCGATTCATCTGTGAAATCTGTATTATACTAGTAAAAGATAACTTCTTCATTCGTATAAACATTTTCTGTAAATCAACTATTGTACCTCTTTCACTATCTCCTTCGACAAGAAGAGCATGGTCAAGTATTACTATTAACCATTTATTTTTTGCAATATTATCGTGAAAGTATTTTATAGTTTCTTCTATCTTTTCTACACTGCAAGGAGTATCTACATAGTATATTGGATACTTCTTAATAGATTCTACAGTATTCTTTACTTTAGTAAAATCTTCATCAGATAGGTCCGCTTCAGCACTATAAAGCTCTGAAGTTGTTTTTCGTAACTTATTACTTAGTTTTCTACCTATTTGGCGATAACTTAGCCACTTTGTTAACCTATAAGCTCTTTATCTTATAGCTCTACAGTTTATTATTAACATTATATCTGTAGTTCGGACTATATCTTCATCTTAATTAGATGTCGGGCGCTCGTGGTAGTTTCATCACTGTTCTAGTGGTATACTACTAGTCTCTGAACTTTCTATTTATTCCTAAATAGCTTAGCTGCTGATTGTCTATGTCTAGATTTTCCAGCAATTCACCCGATTATGAGACACTTAAATCTCGTAATTTATATAACATACACGGAACTTCTTTAACATAAGGTAATATTAAATACTCAAATAAATTTCTAGAATTTACTCTAATGTATAATCTATTATCTTTTGTTATTGTAGTTTCTATATTAAACTTATTAAATAGAAATTTTTGAAACAATTCTAATGATTCTTTGTCAAATCCACATGAAGCTATAGTATAAGTAATCTGTCCTTCTTTACTATTACTTCTTGTTTTTGATCCATCATCCATAAACAATATCGCTAAAGAAAAAGCAGTAAAATTTTCTAATATTTCATTAGTAATTTTTTTCTTTCCTTCTTTATATAACAAATTATATAAATAAGTAATATTACTATTACAATTTGTAGCTACAATATTTGCTTTGTAATATTTACCTGTTATTTTATTTGGAGTCTTTCTCTCATATTCATAGAACTTTGCTCCTAAAGTACTTAGTATATTATACTTATACTTATTATATTCGATTTGTTCTGGTCCATGTTGACATTGAAACATTGCATTTTTACATTTGCTAGGTATCTTTATATTTCCATCTCCTAACATACATCCTGCAAAGAATTCTTTTTGTTTTTGACTTATTTCTATTTTCATATTTTTCGTTATAAAGTATTATTATATAATGATAACGAAAAATATATAATTAGTTAATTCAAACATTTCTAAATTACAAGTGAATCGATATCTCAAACGAAAAACTGAGAATAACTATATCCTGATCAGAATTAAGGTCAATTAAATCAGTCTCTAACGTATTAGCAAATGCAGATTTACCAGAACCAGAACCTCCTGCGATTGTTAAGATCATATTAGGTTCTATTCCACCACATGTTACTCTGTTGAACTTATTCCAACGAGTTTTAAGTGGTACTATAGTATGATTTTTTCTATTCTCAATATACTTAACAGATTCATCTGCTACTTGAGAAATAGTTTTAAATAATATTGGCTCCATAAGTAACTTCATTATTTAAGTCTTGTTCCATACTAAACTGCATTTCTTCTTCAGTAACCTCCCACTCTCTTTGAGTGAGCCATTTCCACATCGTTTTCATATAGCCTATTTTGCCAGTCATCATCTTATTATCGATTTCAAACTGTAAGCATTTTAGTAGATGTTCATGCATTGCTCTAGATTTACCAACGATTCTATTATATTCCTTTCTACATTTGTTAATGTTAGAACGTAGGAATCCTTTAGTACCATCAGGTCTAGTAACATACACTGGAAATACTTCATAGAATTCATCAAACCAAGATTTATCTTGTTTAAGAGATTTTCTTGTTTCTTCTGAAATACTATAAATTTTATTATCACCAGAAGTTGTAACTGTGATAATATTACTGTCGACTAACTCTTGAATTTCATTCTCACTAATTCGGCTGAGAAATTGGTGAACGTCTTGATTATTGCTTTGATTTTCATTCAAAACAAGAGTTAGAAATACTAATTGATTAATTGACATTTCTCCGTAAATGTCGAATAACGATGTATCTAATTCTAGTATCATAATATAGTTTTATTTTATGAGCTAGTTGATATCATCTGAAATTTTCTGTTAAAACAAGCTCAACTGTTTAGGTTCAAGCTCTTCAATTATCTTGAGGCACTCTTTTAAGTAGTACCGATAATTTACTTTTCTTTCTTCTATAGGTTTGTCATCAAATTTGTTGAGTATAGTTACTCCAGATGCAGTAAGTAGATTAGTAAAATTAGACCTTCTACCCTCTGAATCTACTAAACACTTATATAAATAAGGACCGTTAGTAGATGCATAAAATCTATTAATACGCTGAATTAATTTATTATTATACTCAACTGAAAATTTCTTATCTACTTTCTGGTAAGTAAGAAATTTGTTAATATCTTTACAATTATAAATTGTATCTTTAACTGGAACTTTATCTACAAAATAATCTCTTATAGCTTCAGGGATTATTTTAGGAGCCATTCCTTTACCTAGAAATACTTTAGTAATAAACATCCCTTTCTCTTTAATATAATCATCTTTAATCATATCTAGAGATTTATAAGGATTACCTTTTTTGTTTAAAGCTTTCTCAGGATTAGTTTCAAATAATTTTTTCATTGCTTGATATCCTTCAGATACTGCTATATAATCATTAATAGCATACTGATACATAGCTTCAAAACGGTCTTCTTCTAAGATAAGTTTTGTTTTCTGTTCCCAAGCTCTACATATTTCTTGCACCTTACTATATGAATCTTTCTTAAGTAAGACAAACAAACCGTCTGTATTAGCTTGTACTATACGACAACCTATATCTGTTAATGATTCTGCTAACATAAGTAATAGTAGCTGACCATTGATTCTAATCTGCATAACCGCGAATGGGCTATAACAGAAATTATGTTCGTTTTGTAAATTTCCACTAAGACCATTCAACGCTAGCTTTAAAGTTTCATTCTTAACTTTATTACCTGCATGCTTAGCTTCAATTCGTTCGTTCTTAATCTGTGTGTATACTTCTAAGAACTCTGGACCTAAATGCTTAGGATAAAACTTATATTCTATTAACATACTAGGATATAAAGATTGGACATCGATGTCTATCAATACTTCGTCTTCCTTAGGTATAATTATTTCTGGACTATTTACAGAATGTATACCACCTACTCCTACTGAATATCTTAACCCTCTAAATACAAACTTATTTTCATATCCTTTTCTTCCTGGAGAAACAACTTGCTTCTTCATATCAGATAATACATTCTTTAATATTGGATCTCTATATTCAATAAATGGTAATATAACTTCGTTCAGAGCAATTACTTCAGCAGGACTTCGTAGGTCTTTAATATCCCACCAAGTTAATCCTGTTTTTTCGAGATACTTTTGAGTCAAGATTTTCATACCAATATTTACACCATCTTTACTTAATACTCTTACTCCATATTCATCTTCAATTGCTATTCTTAATTCAACTTTATCTTTACACTTATTTAATAATGTTTCAGTTGAATCTACATCATTTATATTATATTCAATCATCTCATCAATTAAATCTGTATCTAGAGGTTTTGTCCAATCATGAGCAAACTCTAATACATTTTTATATTGCATTGTTACTTGTATTTCTTTTAGACCTACACGTAACTTTTGAGAATATAACATAGTAAGTATATCAAATGTTTCAAACTTTACAGCATATTTATACTGTTTCCAAGCTGAAATATCATCTTTTGATGTAGTTATAATTTTACTTAAGTTATATAAACTATCGCATATTCTGAGATAGTTTATACCTAGCATTTTCTGATGATATTCTATAATATAGTTTATTATAGCATTATCATAATGAAGATTATTATATCCAGCAAATATTTTATCTGTATTAAACTGAAGATCTGTAGTATATATATCATTCCATCCATACTTATCATCTCTAATAGTATAGAAAAAATTAACAAGTTCTTTTAACTCGTTTTTTCTACAAGATATCTCAAATTTATGATATTCTCCAGTTTCAGTATTCTTTGCAGTACAATGGAATACATTTTGGAAGACTTCAATATCATATACATATACAGTCTTTCCTCTTATCTTCATAAAATATAAATTTAGTGACTTTATTGCGATTCGAACGCAAAACCTACACTTTAGAAGAGTGTTGCTCTATCCAATTGAGCTATAAAGTCTTATAGGTTCTTTTAAGACTACCTATAAAAGTCTTTCTGTTTAAGCAGCCGAGTAATATTCAGGATATATAGCTTTTAGTTTGTTCAGCTTAATTTCATAATCCTTTTGGTCTGGCTGATAATCAGTAAATATTCTTAATAATTTATCGGTCTTATTATCGTAAATATTTATAGATATAAAATCACTAACTTCTTTAGCACATCTATTAGCTAATTTAGAACAGATATCTTCTAATAGAGGAAGCTGCTTATCGGAGTGAGATGTGTGATATACCATAAACGCTTGTGGACTTCCGTCTTTAAACTTTCGGAACTCTAAACGGTATTTCATCTTAGCTAGTTTACGTTCTCGTATAGCTTTGATAAGTTTTTGTATTACCGTTTCATGTTTAGCCTCTTTAGCAGCTTGCTTTAAATAGTTATTAGGTTTACCTAATAGGCTATTAATGAGCATATTATGTGTATCACTAAAGTTCCTATTTTCTAGTCTTACTTTTTTAGAAGCTTTTTCTGCTTTTCTACGTTCCTTGTTATCTTCATTTACTTTATTAGGTACTTTTTTAGTAAAAGTTAAGTCAGATAACTTAGGATGGCGTCTAATAGTTCTAGCGCGAACATTGCTATCTTTGTCAGTATATTCTATAGTCTGAGTAATCTTCTGATTAGCTAATGTTGCTTTAGCAGCTTTAGCTTCAGGAGTCCATTCAAATACAACATCTGTTTTTGTTCCTTTACTCGCATTAGGTTTCGAAGTTACTATCTTGACTTTCTTATTAATAGTTTCTTCTACAACTTCATATAATTCTTTATCACGTTTATCAGCCTCTTCTTTGACTTTTAATTTTCGTAATACATTGTTACGGTATCTCTTCATCTTGTCTTCGTACTTTTGAAGAGGATCTTTTACTCGTTTTTCTAGAATTACAAAAGTTTTTTCACCGTTTTCTTGTTTTTTGTTTATTTTGATAGTATATTTTTCCATATTGATTACGAATTTAAATTAATAAAAAAGTAGGAGAGATATTCTCCTACTAAAAATAGACACATATTTAAGCTGCAATGCTCAAAGGAGCTACAGTATCGTCAAACTCGGTTTCATTATTAAACTTTTCAAGTTTGTTATTAAGCTCAATAATCTGCAAGTCTAATTCTTTAATACGAGCATTCTTCCAATTAGAAGTGAATATCTCGTTGCGACTCAGATTCTTTTTGCCTTTTTTCGCTTTAAGAACCGGATTCAATGTTTTAAATCCATTACTACTAATCTTGCTGCGAATTTCTTTTAGTTCACATAAGCGGAATATATCTAACTGATTACAGTCTTTTGGTAAATCACTTAACTTCTTAAGCCCCATATTAATAGCTAATAACTTGAGCTTAATTAATGCTCGCTTTTCAGCAAGTAATTTGATTTCCTCGAATAATACTTTCAGGTCATATTTACGCATATAGTTTTTGTTTACTACATTTTCTGCATAAATAATATCCCAATACTGTTTTAACTGATGTGATATATTGTTACGTTCTTCAATAAAATTTTTTGATTTCTTTGCCATATATTTGAGTTTTAATTTGATTAATACTAGTAATATTAGCATATTAGAAATCGTTTACCTGTGCCGCAGTATCCATATCGAAATGGCAGCATAGTTCTTATTCTCCTAGCTTTCCAGTTATTCCCTATCAGTTACGGTAGGATTATTACTGCGATATAATAATTAAGGACCCATCACCCCTAATTATTAGAAATTATTTTGTTTGACTTCCGTCGAATTTTCAACTTAAGATTTAAGTTCCATCAACTAACTTAAATTAAAAATATTTTTTTTATGGTCGCCGTATCAAGACTTCTACATCACCGATAACTTCACCACTATTTAATACAACAGCTCCTCGTGTTTGCGAGAAATTCATCGTATCAGGACCTTTTTCTCTAGTAGGTCTAACACTAGACATATTGATATATTGACTGGTATACTCTCCATCTGTATTACCTCCATATCTTAGAACATCAAAAAGCATGTCAATTACGTATTCATAGTTATTGTTACGAACTGCTTTATCCATAAAATCCTTAGTCATTCCATCAAACATAGGATTAGGATAGTTGCCATTTGGAACTGAAATAACATCCATAATTGTTAATGCCAAATCACGAAAACTTATATCTTTATAGTCATGAAACCATAAGCATAGTAACTTGAAATGCCGCCTTTTCGTATAGAAACGTACTGATCCATCATCATGAATTTCTATACTACCGACTATTTTATCACCCATCGTGATATGTTTTCTTACGTACTTATTATTCAATATAAAACGCAATAAGTCTTTGTGAACTTCACTAATTTTCACTTCTGCGTTCATCTACTTTAGATTAAAGTCCATACTGACGATAATACTCGTCACAACTTTGTTGCTGGCCTTTAATAAGCTCTTTCAACATAGTCATCTGCGCTAAGAAGTCATTAGCAAGCTGTTCAGCCTTTTCAGCTTCTTGCTTGTTACGGAAGTTTGCTTCATCCGTCAATCGTTTCCGATCTGCAAAGAATAACGGCGTCTGATTATTCTTAGCCCGAGTACAAGCTTCTTCAATAGTAGTATTGTCAGTTGCCTCAGCAAAGAACTTAGGTTCCTGTACAATCTTTGCCCGTAGTTCTGGCTTTTCATTGAACTCAATAAATATCTCATCATTAATGACAAGAAGTCGTTGAGATGACACAAGAACAGTGTTAACCATATACTTCAGCAGCGGTTCAACTAACCGTGGATGCTGATTAGTAATCTCTTTCTCACGATGAGTAAGATCAACATTGTCAACTTGCAAATAGCAAATGGTCTTACCTAAAAGGCTACCCATATTACTTACTACCTTACGAGCGTCCCGTAAGCGTGCTTCAATTTTCTGTTCGTTACCTTGATTATAATTATTTTCCATTTTGATATTATTTTTAATAATTGCAGAACCCATCGTTCCAAGTAATACACTAGTAGTTCTCTTAATTCAGTATAGTTATAGGCATCTTATATCCTATCGCTTTAAAAAGCTTAGAAACAACTATAGTAAATCTCCAATTCAATGGATACTATACATATTACTAATTAAAAAATCTGATACAGTATGATAAAACTCGACATTTAATTCTTATTTACCTTCACTGAAATTATTCTGATAATTTCTGCAATTATAGTTACTGAAATTATTTTGTTATTCTCTGATATTATCTTAGTTATATTCTAGAGCTCTTGGTAGAGGTGCATACAACAGGGACTCCAACGGTAGGAGATATATACCCCGTAGATAATTGGTTTAACTGATTATTTTAAGAGCCTAACAGTAAATACCTAAAAACGTGCTCTACTCATTTTTATCCATTCGTCAGTTGAGTGCTGGGATTTGATACTGTATATTATATCTATCGAGACAGGATAGATCTTTTATCGACATCAGCTTTGCCGGTTTTATACTGAGCTGTTTATGTTTCAAAACACCCACTCTATAGCCTTGTAGTTTACTCTACTGCTGCGTGTACTTACGACTTCGTTCTTATTCTGCGTATAATTTCTAGGATTTCCACCTATCATCCCTTAATGAAGGGAATCAGCGTTCTCGTACATGTACTATTTCACTAGTGCATTTTAAGAGTGTCATCGACAGCAATTATGTTACACAGTCGAGGGTGGCTCGATATAGCTTTTAACTATACACTATACTACCATTGAACTTCCTCTTTTTTCTAAGTTAAACATGTTAATTATCTCTGGCCCTTACATAATAGACTTATATTCTTATTTACTGTTCTAATATTATTCTATAATACTAGTAGCAAATAGCTGCTAAAATGGGGAATACACAGATTATACTCCGGTCTGTTTCGTCCTCAAGGTATACAATATTTCACGACTTTCCTTACTGGTTGTAAGGCTCAATGTTTTTAAAATATACAGCGTTATCTCAATGCTGCCAACTCGAATTTGATCAGGGAGTTATTTCTCCACTAAATTAGATTTCTACTTATACTAATCGTATTAATCTATGATATAGAGTTTTCTGGCTCTTCATCCCATATCTACTTTATTTCCTAGTGTAAAACACATTAGGTTTATACTCATCTAAGTAGCAACTGAGTTTAACTATAATATTACTTAGTCCACACAATCCCATTAAACTGAGAATTACTTCTTGCAAAATACTTTAATTATACTTCCGATTAGTTATATAAATATAACATTACATATAGGTTTTACACCTAATCCAGTTAATCTATATTATATCCATCTTACCTACAACGTAAGTTCTATATAATGATCATAGCTACCCAGCCAAAAGGCATGCAATCTACTACTCACTTATCGTATAATTAAATAGTGCTATAATATTATAATTCTACCTTCATACATACTGTTTTAAGTATCTACAGATACACACTTCCAATTTAAGCTTTCCAAAGGCACGTGTCAGTATGGAACACTATAGTAGTATTTTTTAGTAACATAATGTTACAAGGAAGGTTTGGAGCCTACCTAGAATGCTTCTCGATTCTTAAAGTAATCTACTAAAGGTTGGAGCTTTAGTACTTTCTTTATCCTCGCACTTTGCGAGTTTGCAACTCGTGTAAGGTAACATTCCCTTTTTGATATTCAGTTTGATAACTGGAATTCGAATGTATTAACGATACCTGGCATTGTTTAATTTCATAAATCTGCTGATTTAATCATTGCGTCTTTAGTCACCCGGTTGGTTCTCACTGAGGATGTGCCACGCTGTTCCTCTTTCTTGTCATTTCTTCAGTCTTAAACAATAAATTCGACACGATCAAGTTATTATGCCTTCGTTCACTCAATAATAGTTGTAGCTATTATTCCAGCCTCTAGCATTATGTATTGTTAATGCTTACTTTACTCAATTTCAGCATTCCTCTTCCTATTTGAATAGGAGCGTTTTAGGCGAAGCAATTACGTTGCTAGCGAATGCAGTCTATAGCTCTTGTTTCGCGCTTTGCTGCTCTATTTGCGCGTCAGTTTTTTCTTCACTGAGGATACTTATCTCACCTGTAGTAATATCTAGAAATCCAACATAGTTAGTTCCTTTTACTAAGTCTATTGTTTTGTGTTTGATATCATACGAAGATACAAACGGAATAGGGTCAAATATAGTAGCATCAAATTCATCTAATTTCTTAGATAATTCTTCTACTCTATGTTCTAACTTCTTAATAAGTAAACTAGATTGGTTGAGTATTTCATTAATTTGTTTGCTAAATTCATGAGATACTTTACCATTTTCTATGATGATTCGAGTAGCAGATATTGCTTTAGTTAGTTCTACTCTACTATTTTTTAGTCTCCGAATAACTTTTGAAGTACGAAGCATATGCTGTACAACTAGTCGATTATGCGTTATCTTCATTTCTTACTCCAAACTAAAGGTTCTAAGTTATTTCTTATTATTACCTTGTTCTCCAATACAAGAGGAGTAACACGATATGGTGCAGGTCGATTATCCACTACGACAGGCTTCTCTACTACACGCTTAATAACTTTTGTAATTGTTCGTATACTATCTCTCTTAATAATGTTTACATCAGCAGTAGCTGTACCTTCTACTGTAACTTCTTCAGTATTAAGATTGATTTTAATTGTAGACGGCAAGATAGTTTCTACTGGTCTTGGTATATCTACATAACGAGGGACAGGAGCTAGTTCTGCTCTTGGTGCGGTTTGTTTTAGCGCATCATAGCTAACAAAGCTTCCGAATGTTAAGATACCTAGTATCATTAACATGTTTAGACGATTTTTCATATTTGATTATGCTTTTGCGTAGGCAGATTCGTCAATATAATTTGCCAACCGTTTTACTGGTGTCTTGTATAATGCAGCTATTTCAGTAAGCTTATTCTGAATTAGTTGCGGTGAATCTCCTAAATTATATAAATTATTAATTGCAGAGGCTACTTTATCTCCTTTAATGTTATTAATGAGACCTTGATTAAGCTTACTTTCGATAACTCCTGCAACTTTAATAGGGATATCAGCTTTTTTCTCTGCTATCTCCTTGATTACTTCATCTGCTGAAGAAGCTTCTGCGATACTGTTGTATATAGCAATCAAGCTATCAGCTCCTTTCGGTTCCTTACTAACTTGTTCTGCATTGCTAGCAAGCATTACTTTAGCGAAATCAGCAATTTGTTGTTCATCGTAGCCAAGACCTTCAAAGTCTTTAACAAGTAGTCCATGAGCAATAAACGGACTGTTATTACCACACAAAGAACCTACTGTTTTGCTCATCAAACCCTTTAAGCACAATGTCTTAGTGTCATTGAACTTACTATACATTAATGCTAATGTAGTAGTAGGATTATCAGATTTAACTTCAAATGCTTTGTTTGCCCAGCTAATAGCATCTTTTACATTCAATGCCATTCTCTGTGTTGCACTGATTTTGCTACCTTCTGTAACATTGCTACGACTCAGAATTCCCCGTAATGCTGTAAGTTTTTCTTCTTCAGACAATTTTGGGTCTGCTTCTGGAATTTCAAACTTAGTTGCTTTAGCATCTGCTTTAGCAGCCTTTTTTGTTTCATCTGGAATTTCTTCAAATTCTAGATTTAACTGACTTCCATCACCTGTTGGTAAAGCTTTAACATCAACTCCGTACATGTTCAAGAATTGCTTCTTAACCTGCGGGAATACTTCTTTAGTAATAGTAATACCCTTCAGAATCGATTTACCTTCTTGTTCTAATTGCATTGCGTACAACAAACATAACTGACACAACCCTCCACTGTATACTTCCTTCATAGCGGCAACTTGTTCGCGAGGCAAGTCTTCGTCAGTATCAATATACGTTTTACGGATAAGGTTCAACAGGTCTACCTGATGATTTTCATCAATACGTTCGCGGTTAGCAATCATATTGACTCCTTGTGTAATATTAATCGTTGGTTTCTTTTCAGTCTTTTGTTCAACAGTTTCTGGAATGATTGTCTCTACTTTCTCAGTCTTTTGAGTCTTAGCGTTCTTCTTCTCAGTTTGTTCCGGTTTCTTGTCTTCTTTCTTTTCCTCCTTCTTTTCAGTTTTTGGTTTTTCTACTTTCTGTTCTTCTTTTGCAGTTGCCTTAACTTCTTCTTTAGGCTTTTCTTCAGGCTTCTTTTCCTGAGCTGCTGGTTTTTCACTTGGCTGATTAACTACTTTAGCTTCAACCTTTTCTTTCTCTTCTTTTACAGTTTCTGTCGGCTTTTCTTTAGCTGTTTCTACTGTCTTATTTGCAACTTTTGTTTCTTTTACTTTTGCTGCTAGATTAGCTTTCTTTTCTTTACTACGTTTAGACATTTTGATATGTTTACGACAGTCCTTTCTGCCATTTAAAATTAAAATAATGATAAATAATTAAAAACTTGATAGATTGCAGATAACTTCAACTATCGTTAACGATCTCTGGTAGGTTTCTTACTTTATTAGGTTTGCCTATTGATTTAGCTACAGTGTCACACTTCGCTTCCTGACCCATTACCTCATATGTAGCTTTATCTTCTATTTCTTCGCTAGTACTGCTAGGAATAGTAAATAAAACATGGGATAATGTGGGATTAGAAGCTGTAGCTTTATCTACTACGGCTTTCTCAGGCTTACTATTATCATTATTGTTAGTAATGAAATAGTATCCTGCACCTAATAACAAACCAAATGCTAGAGTAGCTAGCATTTTAGTGCATGTATCAATCTTTTGTTCAGTCTTCATTACTCTAGATATAATGAAGATAACAATGATAGCAAGCAACAAATAAACAATTGTTGTCATGATTTGTTAGGTATTAGTAAATATTTGTTATTTTTTGTTTTAATCGTTGTCTTGCTTTATTCAAATCAGATTTAACTTTAGATTCTGGTAGAGCAAGTCTTTCAGCTATCTCACTATAAGATAAGCCTTCAATTCGAGCATATATTAAATCTCTATATTTCTTTCTAAGAGTAAGAATAGCTTGCTCAACTATTTTAACTTTCTCTTGTAAGACTAATTGTTCTTCAGGACTCTTTTCAAGTCCTTCTAGTTGGACAGTATTGTCTTCGTCATCTACATAGTTATTTAATTGCTCTTTTTTATTCCTTCTTATGTAATCTATTGAGCTATTAACTGCAATAGTTTTTAACCACATTTCAAATGATATGTGCTGTACATAAGATTCTAACTTCTGATAAGCTTTAGTAAACACTATAGATACTAAATCGTCAGCTACATCTGAGTTCTTAACGACATTATATATAGTAAACCATATATTTGGTCTATAGAGTTTATATAGCTTAGCAAAAGCTTTTTCTGAGCCTTGTTTAGCCTGTTCTACCAAAGTAATAACTTCTTGTGTCATAGGCGTTAGTTCAGTTAGTGAGTTACAGTCAACCCAATGACTGTAACCCTAAGTCTAAAATGGTAAAGTAGATATATAATATTTGCGGCATTCAGCATATCTATAGTTAAACAGAATTATAATATGATTACTCCAATACAATTTAGCTATTCCTGGTAACTGTAGTTTGTATATCATATTTATTACAATTCTAAGTTTCACTCTAGATGTACCTTCTGCAATTGCAAATCCCTTATCATTTATTAGACAATCTATCATAGGTTGAAATATAGCTCTGTTTGCATATCTAGCTAATTCTACTACTTCCTTATTCCTTGGTATAGTATAATCTGGTGGATAGATATGTGTGTCATCTTCTATGTTATAGTACTTGTTATTAAGATATTTTTCACATATTAGATTATAGTTAAACTTATATTCATATGGTAGATTTTTGTTAATAGTATCTAAAATTTCTATAAGCATACTACTAAATATAATTAAGATATTTCTTAATCTTGTTTTCTAAGATATTTGAGGCTTGACCTACATCTATCTTATACTCTTTGCATACTGTAATGATGAATTTGTTATCACATTCAGCAGTACCAAACATCTCTACATATGCTTTATATTTCTCTGTGAGGTCTTTGATTTCCTCGTCTGTTACAACTTCGCACTTTCTGAAAGTACGTGTACCTATTCCTAATAAACTATTTACAGCACTTGTTACTGTTAGTTTATCAAAAGTGTATTGATCAGGATTCTGAACAATGTGTTGTATTTCAATAGAATTTTCACTTAATTCTTTTACTTTTCCAGTATTAAAGAATTCATTCATTGAAATACCTCTTAAAATTTTAATGAATGGAGCCTCACCTACAGCTTTAATAATGATGTTTTGGCTTGGTCCTTGAGCCATCCATACTCCTTCTTTTAGTGCCATTGCTATTTACTTTTTTGATTTGTAAAACTTTTGTGAAATCTGATATGCCATAGTTAAATCTATACCATATTTAGTTATTAATCTTTGACGAAAATCATCTACATCTTCTGATTCTTCTCCTAGTTTAATAACTTCTTCTTTTAATCCCGGTTTATTGAATTTAATCCAGGTTACTGTTTCAAATAACTTTTCCATCTATTGGCAATTGAATTCATAATTATTTACTTGTTCTTGGATATTACTCCAAAACTGTAGACCTTCTTCTAATTCAATAGCTATACATATAGCTTGAATAGAATAAGTTGAGTACAAAGACTTTATCATTATAATTGCTTGTTTATAATGATATTTATCTTTCAAATTAGGAGGTATATATTTTCTGTATACCTGCTCTACAAAGCTACAATAACATCTATTGCGCTTCATGATAGCTCTCCATGAGTCGGGCATTCTATCTTTACATGCTTGTCTAATACCTTTTCCCATAAGTTTATTTAAAATGGTGAATCATTCATTAATCTCTCATACCATATAAAATATCCTTCTATTGTGTGTTCCCAAGTAAATCCTCCTTCACGCCTATTAGCTGTTCTATTGCGTGCAAATACAGTTAAATCTGCTTTATTTCCCTGTTCTACTTGGCATTCTATCATTCTAGTTAAGATACGTTTTGGTATAGTAAGTAAGTTTATTGGTATCTTTAATTTTTTATGTCTTCCTCTATTCATAATATTAAAGTTTAGTTCACGGAGCAGGATTCGAACCTGCACTCATTTCCCATATCCGTTCTGTGTCTAACCAATTGCACCATCCGTGACCTGCTTTTTACGACATTAGCTTAGCCGTTGACTTATCGTATTACGCTGCAATACGAGTATAGTCTGTTACAAAAGATTTGTCATTTCTGACATTTATTGACCTATTCATTACTGTTTCTGCCAATCAATACGTACACACCCCCTTATTGTTTAATATAGTGGAGGTGGAGCCTGCGAAAGCTCGTCTTGCTCAGGCATATAATGACCTAACAGTCAATAGTAGTATAGAGAGCGGTCAAACTCTCTATACTGAAATAATAGAAAATAGTTATAGATATTAGATTGCACCTTAAATAGTATTATTATGATTTCCACCGCCTTTCACGGCTAGCACCAGATTTCTCTTAGAGTCATGCCACTGGCGATCATAAAAGTGTTATAAGGACTAATCTGACTCTGTGGTTCTATATCTATAACTATAATGATAGGCTTTGATTGCATATATAGTATGACAAGTGCTCACCTTGCGGGACTCAATTGAACCATAGGCATTAAGCTCTCTATATATATACAATTTGATTTTGTGTACTGTTTATTGTCATGAGACTATCCATAGTATAAGCTAATATCACATTATACCCTCGTGGCTCAAGGCTCTTGAGTTTAGGAATGATCTTTAGGCTCTATGATCAGTGGCACAATTTTTACCCAGTAAATGAGTCGATGCTTCTTCTTACTTACTGTTAATTCAGTTTTTGTACTTTTGCGTGCTGATTCTCACTAACGCCTGACGGAGTTCTCGGATAAATATCGTATTGCAAGTGTACTAAGGTTGCTATAAAGCTTTCCTTTGGGTGTCGATTAATAACGCCAAGCGTCATCACCGTAGATGTCACGTTTACTCTTTTCGATAGCTTTAGAACGAGTATCTTCAGCCTTTTCTACAGCTTCGTCATAAGCAACGTAATCGCCGGATTCTTCGAATGCAGTTTTTGCAGCGCTGATAGCTTTCAGATATTCTTTCTGAGCAGCTTCCTTTGCACGAGCAAAACGTAGACCTTTAAGAGCATCTTCTTCTTTGCTTTCAGAATTACGCAAACGACTTTCAACCTTTGCCGTTTCTTCTTTCAATTTACGTTCGGCAATATTGTTCTTTGCTGCTTCAATTGCTTCTTTTGAGCCGGATTTCTGAGCCGATTGCTGTTTTGTAACTGCTGCTTCTACATCGAATTCATCACGTAAAACGTTTGCGCCAAGAATGGCACCTGTAAAATTGTTTAAATTTTTCATAATTGTTTGATTTTAAATTGTTGATAATTGATTTATTTAAAAATAGATATTAATAATAGATTTCACTACAAGTTTCTTCTAAATTCTGTAATTCTTCCTCTACTTTTTCTAATTCATCTAGAGTCTTTAACATAATTTCTATTAGTTCCTCCTTTGTTTTCTGTTGCAATTCTTCCTTTGTAAACATAATAATTGTTTTAAAAGTAAGAGAGTTAACTATCTATTCGTACGCCTTATTCAATAGAAGCCCTTTTCCTTCTCCTGACCTATTTCTAGGTTGACCGTTGTATAGTCCATAGGTATTAATTACCTTTAGGGGTTTGGCATGTAACTCTCTGGGCTTAGCTTCACCATAACTTAATGTTTTAAGTTAAAAATATATCTGGCAGGATATCTCTTATAGTGTTGTTATAATAAATGTTACTTTATTATTACATTCATGGATATTTTACCTTCCACGCTTATAAGGCTCTAATTTCTTATGCCTTATCTTTTTCTTAGTTTGATACTCGTAAGCTTCTCTAGCTTGTTTAGACCCTGGAAAATGGGATTCTTTATAGGTCTTTCCCATAATTAGAAGTCTATAACGTAATACAATTGAGCAGCTAGTTTTGGTATATATCCGCTATGGCAATTATTCAGATAAGTGATATCAGAACTACTTGGCGACATTAATATACGTAAAGCTTCTCTATTATTGGTACTTAGCATAGAGCTTTTCAGATAGTTTTTAAATTTATCTGAGTTTGATGTTGCTCCGCTATCTTCTTCTAACTTTTCAATCAGTTTTACGAATTCAGTCTTTTTAACTTTTCTTCGTTGATTAGGAACATCATTTTCAGTTAACAACATTGGAGCTGTATCAAATCCAATTACTTCAGAAAATGCTATTGCTGCTTCTTTAATAACATTTTCTTCTACCTGATTAGGTATACATATTACTACTACTTTCATAACTTTGATATTATTTGATTTCAATTAATTTACTCTTTTTAGGTACGTTGTGGCTGTCAATTCCAACATATTTGTCTTTATTATGTACTTTTCCACATCGTATACAGAATATACGGTCATCTACATTCTCTGATGGAGACACTCTAGTTCCCCACATATGACCATACTTAATACAATCAATTCGCCTTAGCTTATCGATTTCTTCTCCAGTTGTTCTTTTGCTACATATATTTGCTAGCTTCAAGAATAATTTTACAAAAAAATGTCTCATTTTACATATATTTTAATAGTTTAAAGTTAATGTTATGATGGCGTTCTGTAGTTGTAGCTACAGAAATGTAATCAGCTTAATTGAAAAGGATTTAAGTTTTATACAAGCACCTACAAATGCTCTGATTTACCAGTTTCTCTAAACAGTAAAATTGCTTTTGTTAAGAGTGAATGGATTCTCCATCTCACTGACACTCACATATTTTAACACATGCAGAATAGCTGTCAAACTAATCTTACTGTGTGCATGATTTTAACGCCCGCACGATTATAAGTAATTTTTTCGATTCGTAATAGTAGGTGCACACTATAATTACTTACTTACGCCCCACATGCTTGTCATCTTCTGATGCGTGTTACACTCCTGTTTCACAACTGTAGTGTAACTGTTTCATCCATTAAAAAGACAGACTTCGATTTATTTAGTCTGAGTGGTCACTTTATCATGAAGATTTGTCGTATCTTGTATTATTTCAGGTATACTTGTTTTAGGCATACTATCAGGTAAATACTGTTTTTGTACATCCATAGCCTGTTTGATAATCTTATCGTAGAACTCCTTGTTCGTGATATAGGTATTAACTATATCTTGAATACTTATAGTTGTTCCTTGTGTTACTAGGATTTGTGTAACTACCTGTGTAGGCATAGCTAAGTATACACTGTCACAATAGCGATAATATCGCATATCTTCTCTGTCTTGTAGTACCTCTTTAACTGTTGGTACATACGATTGCTCAATTGAATCCGTATCAGGGATATCATTGATAACTTTAGGCTTACGCTCATGCATACAGCCTGCTAATAATACTGTTGTCATAATAATTAGGCAACAAGCGAAAATTTTCTTTCTCATTCTTGATAACGATTTTTAATTTTTAACATATTGTAGATGTCTTCTACTTCTTCTTTCACCATTATTCCAATTTCTGAGGAATATTCTGTTGTTAAATCTACACGATTACCCATTCTAGTCTTTCGTACGTTCAATATATTCTTTATATTTAATACGATTGGACTATTATCAGATGCTTCGTGTAACATTATAAATTCTACCATAATATTTTGTATGTTATTACTAGTAATGATACAATTGTGTATAATACTATCATAAATAGTTTATGATTGTCTATAAATCTTAACACTTTATCTAATAAAATGTCACAGATATCATGATTGTAATCCTCCTGCATGGTTATCTCCTTTATCTGTAAGGTTATGATTAGCAGAAGCGCCTAGTTCATATACAAAACTTATTACACAGAATATGAATAAAGTTAGTATAATAACATTCCACCATTGATAATAGCTACTAAGGCTACCATGTTTCAGTTCCATAGCTAATGCCTCTTCAACAACAAAGTCAATACTTGTTCTTAGCCATAGTGTTACAATAGCTAGTGCAGTTATTACTCCAGCTATAAAGTTTAAAAAAGCTTTCATTATTCTTTTACTTGATTAATTAGTTCAACACTCGTATTCTTCCATCTAGATAATAAGTTATTAAGTGAATCTCTTATTTCTAGTAGCTGCTGTTTCTCTTCATTAGTTATACACTTACAATCTGGTTCTAGATTAATAAGTAAAGATGATAGATTACATTTCATACCAAATAGCCTAAAATAAGTAAAATTTCTAAATTTAGACAATTTGCTTTTTTTGCTTACGCTCATTAGATAACATTGTTTTATGTAAGTAACTCCAATAATATTCTTTATATAAAGAATATTTCCACGGAAATGCTCCAAGTATTATACGAGATGAGCTATCGTATTTCCGTAAGCTTTCTCCTGTATAATTGAAAACTTTATGACAATACAGATAGTTTGTTAATTCTAATATAAACTCAGTTAAACATTTATACTTTATAAGATCATGTAAAAGAAAATACGGCATATTTTTTATTATATTATGCTTTATCTTTAACTGAATCTTTGGGTCTTTAAAGTTATAGTTCATAGACTTTAAGCTTTAATAAGGAACACTAGTTTCTGATTTGTACATACTGCTAAATGTACATGTTTTCTGATAAACTTTGCTTTCATTGTCTTAATCCTTTCCAAGTATTAAATGGTTTCATTTTAACTACAAGCTCTTTAGTATCTTCATTGTACTTAAAGCTTACTATTTCATAGTTTACTCTATCTGCAAGTTTTTGCAATTGTTTTTTAAAGTAATTACCATTAATAGGGAAAAACTGTAAATAACTAGAGTGTTTGCCACCAATACTCATAGTATTATTGTACCTTACGATACTAGTTACTTGTCTGAGTATTCCAGAGTTTTGTCTAACAACCCAATCTCCTACTTTTAAGTTGTTAAATTCTTCAATTTTCATAGTTACATGAAACGTTCTAATTTCTTATAGATTTCTGCTACATTTTCTGTTACAGTTTCTATAAATTCTCCATTAAGATTGTAAATGCTAGCAATACCTTCTTCCTCTTCATTAGGAATTACACTACCAATGTTATCTACATTTACAATAATTAATTTATTGTCACATGCACGGTGTAATAAAATAAATTTATTCATATTAATTACATTTTAAGTTATGTTTTATATATTTAAGAACATTCAAATAGTTGTTAGCTTGTAAGAAGCAAGTCTCGCACTGGCTGTTTCTACAGCTGCATGGAGTTGGATTGTGTAATCTATATTTAGACCTTACACTACATATATTAGTCATCAGAAGTTTATACTGCTCTGAATTTGTATTTGTGCGATTGAACCAAGTTCTAGCAGTTTCATCAATTATGTTTTTATATGCTTTTCTAGATTTTAATACTATACCACTACGTATTATTTTATCTAGATTTTCTGGTTTAAATAGTTTATTCATATTGATTATGTTTTAATGTTAATAATTCAAGTAAAATAGTACTACTATCTTCACAGACTGTAGTACTCTACTAACCTAATAATAAAGCGAAAATGGCTGTATTGCTTTGATTAGGTAGTGTTTTATAGAGAATTAGGTAAGGACTAGGATACGCTAATCCCTTAAAATAGTACATCATGAATAAGAGTTCTCGAATGTTACTAACGTAGTATTAGAATGGGATGTACTATACATGATTTTTAAGTCTGCACTAATGCTAGTTTGAGTGCTCTTAGTAAGTCAATACTAATTGCGAACTAGACATAAGCCCCACATGTTTGTCAAGGATTCTCACCTTAAAGAAGCAGTTTATAGTCTTGCTTAGGACTGAAGTTATGTCGTATATAAGTTGGTGTAATGCGTTAACGCTATATATTATCTACGTCAACATTTTTGCTAGATAAGAATATGTAGAGATTTAGGTTGATTAGAGACAATACCCCAAACAATCCTATCAAATATCCACTAATCTTTACATTTTCAAGTACTATTCCAGTAAACATAGCAGACAATGCCAGAACTACTGTCAATGCTGCACTGAATTTAAGTATTTTTGCTAAAGCTTTCATAATGTATTAGTTATGTTATGGTTCTGGTTTTTGAGAAAGCGATGCAAAAGCACCGCTCACTGCCTACTACTATCTTCTCACGGGTCTTGTTGGTTGATGACTAGGCTTCTGTACTGGTTGTACTTCAGGTTCATCAACTATAACATCAGGTTGTTCATCTGCTTCATCATTGTCATTGACACCTGCTAAATACTCTTCAGCATCATACCATTGACCTTCACTAATACGATACTCTCTGATAGCATTTGCACGAGTTTTAAGCTCGTTCTCGCTCATTACTGGTTCTTCTTCACCCTTTACTAGCTTCATCAAACAAGTAAGCTGAATACTAGTATAAATACGTGCAGTGTTACCTTCCATGATTACATC